GGCTGATCGAGGAGGGCTCCGGCTAAGCTCGCGGGATACCCCCCAGGGGGTCATTGTGACGACATAACACCAGGTCAGAGCGCTTTTCGAGGGCGTTTGCTGCGGCATGGCAACGTCTAAGCGGCCTGGTTAGTCACAGTTCTCGACACCTAAGCGATAACCGTTTGTGCTGGTCAGAGCGTTGTGAAGGGTGTTTGCTAGAAACAATGCGTTAGGGTGTGCCCAGCAAACACTTTGATCTGTTAGCTCGACCGTAAGGTGGGGCATGGTACACACCATGTACGCACTGTGTCAACTATGTCGGTGTGTTGCGTTCCCTGTGTGTCGCACCCTTGAGGGATGGCCTTAGGTTGCTCTGTGTGTGTGCCTTAGCGCTGTGCCCTGTGTGCCCTATGGCTGTGCGGTAGCGATGGCTTAGGCATGGCCTTAGGTGGCTGTGCTGTGTGGTGTGTGTGCCCTATGGCGTAGCGCTGCCCTGTGCCCTGTGTGTGCTTGCCCTGAGGCTGTGTGTGGATGTGTGGCTGTAGCGCTCCGTGAGCGGCTGTGTTGGGTGTGCCTATGCGATGGCATGGCGTAGCGCTATGGATGGCTGTGTGTGGCTGCTAGCGGGTCGCTGTGTGCCCTGTGTGCGCTCTGCTGTGTGTGGCGCGTGGATATGGCGCTGTATGGGCTGTGGGCTGTGTGGACGCATGGTGTGGCATGGCTGTGTGAGTGATGGCCCGGTTTGTGGTGTGGGTGTGTGTGCAGCGTTCTAAAAAGCTGCTTGGTTTCGTACCGCGACCACTGCCCTAAGCGACCTAAGTGCTAAGGCTTGCGCGTATACGTACATGCGGTGTACGGTGATGGCACACCACAACCACTACTCACCGGAGGTACACACCATGAGCACCACCTACATTGACCAGCTTCTGGACACCATTACCGATATCGAGACCAAGCGCATGGTTGCGGGCACGATTGACCACTACGCGGACCACAGCGACCCGGACACCATGCCTACCGCTGATGAGATTGAGGACATGCACCAGTGGGCCGCACGTGCTGAGGCCGATACGGCACACAGCCGACTCATGGCACGGGCTCACGGGCTCATGGATAGGGCTTACATGTCCAGCCGCGTCGGATACGCACAGAGCGCCATTGCAACGGCACAGCGGGCACTACCGCACGCGGCCATCCTGCCCGGCGATTGGGCTACCGCTGAGGCTGAGCACTTGATCGCTGAGGCAACCCGGTTGATTGACCGGCTGAACAACTCTTACGCGGCGGCTAAGGGTCGCTACTAGCCATCGTGCGGCCCGGTTGGCACTCAGCTAGCCGGGCCGCAACCCAACCACCCACAACCACAACCACCTAAGGACTAGCCACCATGAGCACCACACCTCAGATCAACGTCACAACACAGCGCAGCTTGACCCGACGCGGCCTTAACCGGCTGGCGCTACTCGTCACCCTTGGCGCTGCCCTGGCTGCCCTTAGCTTGACGCTCAGCGGCCACGCTAAGGCCGATACCGGTAGCGGCCCGGTCATGCGCTGCACAGTGACCAATGTTGACGGTCACGTGTACCTGAACGATTGCGACCTGTACACCGACGCGGACGGTTGGAACTGATGAGCGCCAGCCATGTCCTCAGTCTCGTCTATGAGTCAACCGACGACGACGGAGACACGTTCAGGCTGGAACGTGCGCTATGGGACAACGGACGCGTTACCTACGTGGCAAGCACTGTCGACACGTTCGGGCAGTCCGCGTTTATTGGACTGTCGGAACTGCAAGCGGTAGAGCTGGCGCAAGCCATCCTGTCTACTTAACCCAACCAACACCTAAGGACACCCAGACACCATGAGCACACCTATCTACCGGCACAGTATCCGCGTACACGCGAACGATGCCGACACGAACGGGACTATTGTCCAAGACCCGCTGAGCGACGCGCCACGTAGCGCGGTGTACGTCGGAGCTGACGAGACGGCACGCGCTTTAAGCGTGATCGCAGACCGACACGCTGCGGCTGGCGACACGGTTACAGATGGCCCGTACGGAGGTCGCTACGTGCGACACGTGACGACTGCCAGCGGTGACACAGCGACCTATCGCACCTGGCGCGTGTAGCCCACTAACCAACCACCTAGCGGCCCGGTTACCCAAGCGGTAGCCGGGTCGCTTTGCGTTGCGCCTAACCACAGCTAGCGACAGTCGACACACCGTCTCACCTGCACAAAGTACATAGTCTGTAGTTAAGAGTTGCGCGTTAAGGTACGCGTGCTGTAACGTAATGGGCACACCACAACCACGACCTACCACCTACGGAGGACACCATGAGCGTTACCGGCACCCTTACCAAGCAGAGCATCCGGACGCTGCGTACCGGCTGCCCGACCTGCAAAGCTGAGGGTCCGTTCTACCTGGCCACTGACGAGGCCGGGGTAGAGCACTTGGTTGTTAAGAACGCGGCTACCAAGTCTGCCGATCAGGGCCAGGCTGTGAGTTCGTCTTTTGTTCACATCTGCGTTAAGGCTTTTGGTGATCCTGAGCGGCCCGGCGGTGACGCGTTCGGCGGCTCCGGCTCCGGCTCCGGCTCTGAGGACAACGGCAGCGGTGACGCTGAGGCTGTGCCTACTCCCGCCCCGGCTCCGGCTACCCCGGCGGCTGGCGCTCCGGCTAGCGACGGGTCTGAGGCTGACATGCTGCGCAAGCTGCTACAGCAGATCATGGGCACCCCGCAGATTGACGCGGATGAAGTTCGGGCCATCGCTAAGGACGTTATCGAGGGCGTGGTTATGCCTACCCGCACGTACGTTCAGACCGAGACTGAAACCCGCGAGATTGAAGGTGTCACGCACAAGCAGTTCCTTGACGTGCTGGCCGCGATTGACGCGGGCTGCAATGTGCAGCTTGTCGGTGCTCCGGGTGTGGGTAAGACTCACATGTGCCAGCAAGTGGCTGAGGCACTGGGCCGCGACTTCTACGTGATCGGCTTTCACTTGCAGAGCACAGCCTCAGAGCTGCGTGGCTACATGAGCGCTAACGGTGAGTTCGTGCCTACGGTCGTCTATGACTGGGCTAGCAACCCTGAGGGCGGCATTCTGTTGACTGACGAACTTGACCGGTCACACCCCGGTATCCAGGCCGCGCTTAACTCACTGCTGAGCAACCGGTTTATCTCGCTGCCCAACCGTGAAACCGTCTACCTGAACGACAAGCACGTGATCCTGGCCGCTACCAACACCTACGGTGACGGGCCTACGTGGGAGTTCCCAGCGGCTCAGAAATTCAGCGCTGAGTTTAAGGACCGGTTCATCGCTATGACTATCGAGATTGATACCGATATCGAGATGGCCGCAGCGATGGCTAAGGGTGCCGCTAAGGACTTGACTCAGCGTGCCGTGTCCTACGTGCAAAAGGTTCGTGCCAACGTTCAGCGTGAGGCCATCGCCGGAGTGACCATTAGCCCGCGTGCGTCCCAGAACATGGCCGCTCTGCTGGCTAAGGGTGTCGATTGGGATAAGGCAGTCGCTTGGACCCTGCAAAAGGGTATGGATAAGGACACTTGGCGTAAGGTCGCCGCGTAAAGCGGTACCTAAGCGCTTAGCGGCCCGGTTAGCACTCAGCTAGCCGGGTCGCTTGCGTTCGGGGTACATGGCCTGTAACGTGGCACTCACACCACAACCACCTACCCCGCGACCCTCTAGGAGAATCATGTTCACCGTTAATGAGTCCAAGCGCATTTTGCAGCACGTGTATCCGTCGCTTGCAGCGTTCGCCGATTACCAAGCGGACAACCAACACAAGCACGTAGGTAACGCTAGCTTTTACGGAGTGTCCAGCTTTGGTGACGCGGTAGACCGCGCTAAGGCTGGCATTCCAGAGAATGGCATCAAAGCGCTTGACGCTAGCCGGTCACTCACTGACGCGGCCATGCGTCAGATTGACGCTCAGGACTTGCAGGGCACGTATGACGTTGGCGGCTCGTACGTAGACATGGGCCGCTACATGACCGGTGAGCCTGAGTGCATGGTGGAATACGTGATCCAGGCCGCGCCAGTCCAGCGGCCCGTGGTTACGCTGGTGTCCAACATTGCGGCTAGCTGCGGTATCTCTACCGCTGAGATGGCCGCACGTGGCCGCTTGGTTGTCGCTCTGGTCAAGGCTATCGAGTCCAGCGGACGGAGCACTGAGCTATGGGCAGACTTTACGGTTGCGCCTAGCTGGACTAAGCCTAAGCACCACTGGCGCGCCAGCGTCAAAATCAAGCCAGCAAGCGCACCGCTGGACATGGGCGCAGTCATGTACGCGTACACCGACGCATCAATGATGCGGGTACTTGGCCTGAACGCTATGCACCATATGCCTGAGAACCTGCACAGCAACTACGGCGTAGGTGGCACGTACGGTTACCCCGCTAAGGGTGAGAATGGCGTAGTCGAGAGCTACGGGCCGGACGCGGTTTATCTGCCATCTATCCGCATGGGTGACAATGGGGAGGCCATCGTTACCAAGATTCTCCGAGACTTGGGTATTGCGGCCTAGCCCGTACCAGACACAGCGCCAGGGTGAGTTACTACCCTGGCGCTTTTGTCGTTTCTAAGCCATCCCTAGCGGCTGGCTAGTGCCATCTATCCGGTTGACCCGGTTTCGTCGCTTAGCGTCGAACCTAGCGGCCTTTAGCGCACCGTTACGGCTAGCGGCCTGCCCTGTGTGTCCAGTACGCGGCCATGAGAGCCGTGTTAGCGGCTGCCAGAGCTGGCGCGGCTGGCGCTTGCGTAGCGATGGCACCCACAGCCATAGCCGTACGGATAACCCGCAACAGTGACCAGTAACCGCCGCGTGCGTAGGCATGCGCGGCATAGCGGCCATGCTTGCGCTCATACGCAACCACAGCGGCCTTATGGGCCGCGACCAACTTAGACACGTCCGCTGGCTTAATCACTTGGCTCTCATCGCGGCCAATGCGCGGAATCCGCTTGCCCTCAGCATTGGCACCGTTCACAAAGTGTTCTTTATCCGCGCCAGTGAGACCTAGCGCGTCAGCAGCGGCATTAGGGTTTGAGGTTTGCTCAGCGGTATTGTCTAAGGAATCCTTAGAGTCCAAATCGGGGTTACTGTTACCGCCGGTACCACGCCCGCCGCCTGCGCCGCCGCGTCCACCCATAGCTAATTCATCCCCTCTCGGTGGGAGCTGCTCGGTTCTGAACCGCCCCGGTCCTTAGGTCTCATACGCGCTGACCAGCCTTAGCCGCTTAGTGCGGTCCGGCCTCAGCCGTGGGAGCTGCTTGGTTTCGCACCACCCCGGCCCTAACCAGGGCTCAGCGGCCACCGGCCCGGCCCCCAACTAAATTGCGCTAACCGCAAACTAAATTGCGCTTAATGCCTCCAAACAATTGGTGTTGACCACTGAGTACACGCTGTGTATCGTGGTTGACATGACCGAAGCCAAAATCAAGTGGGTCAGCCCGACCGGACTGACCGTCATCTATGAGGACGGGACCACCGTGTTCCCGGATGAGCCGCACCCGCAGCTCCCGTTCAAGGACACGTCCAACCGGGGCAAGTTCGGTCTCAAGGCCGCGGTTGAGGCTGTGGCTGATGACGACCTGGACGACGCGCTGGCGATGGCGAGCTGACATGAAGCGCGTAGACAACGTTGATGAACTCAACGAACTGCCACAGTTCTCCGTGGTGCAGTTTCGAGGCGAAGCCTTAGGCGAGAACAACCGGATCGTTTGGCAGTTGGACGAAGCGTGGTACCCCGCCGGGGACGACGACTACATGTGGAGCCACCAGTTCCCCGAAGAAGCCTTTCCTGCCGTAGTGCTCTGGAACCCCAACGATGAGGACAACTGACATGCTGGCATGGCACGAGCAAGCACAGGCGATCTGGCGTGTCGTCCTGGCGTCCCTCTACTTCGGAGGTACCCCAGTCGTCGCCCTACACCCCACACTGCCACCAAGGGTCGGCCTCACACTGCCTGGACAGGACTGACATGGGTGACATTCGAGTTGACCTCGACACCGCGACACGCGCCGAACTGGTCGCCGAAATCCAGCGACTCCACGACGTGAACCAGCGCTGGTCAGAGTCTTGGCAGGGCATCGTCAAGGCCAACGCTGACGCGTGGGTACACCAGGTAACAGAGCTAAAGTCGCGTGTCGCCCTCCTAGAGGGCCTACTCAACGACGACATACAGCGCCGCCACGAAGCACTCAAGCAAGAGGAATGAGCCCGTGAGTCGGATCGGAAACATGCTGGTCAAGCTAGACTCATATGACCAGGCGGTGCGTCCCAGCTTCGAGCACCGAGTACAAGCAGCGGAGGCGTACGCATGTACGTAAGAATCAGCGGGTTCGACAACGCCCGCTACGAACGCCACGGACTACAGCCCGTAGTGGTACGCGAGTTCGACGGACCCGTCACCTACGTGCTAGGCGCAATAGCCGACTGGAAAGAATCGAACCCACACATAAAAGCCATCGAGTTTAACGAACTGAGGCTGAACTAGGGCGGTTTAACTATGGCTAATGTTCTAAAGAACATTCCGGACAGTGTTGCAGCGTCAATGCTCCGAAACGAGCGCGCCAAGCTAGGTGCTGAGCGTGCCGAACTAGTGCGTGAGATAGAGCAACGGCAAGCCCGTATCGACTGGATCGACGCGCGCCTAAGAGAGGTTAACGATGGAGAGCGTGTACTCTCCGAGCATGGCAACTGACGCCACCCTAGCTGGGATAGAGGAACAGGCCCGCACTGTCACCGCTGGCATTGTGGCGCTCTATGATGCCATCCGCGAAGCTAAAGACTCTGGCTATTCCTATAACGAACTAGAGGTAGTCACCGGCTTTCCGCGTGGCACCTTGCAGAACATCGCCGCAGGGAAGAACCCCCGATTTTCAGTTGAAGATAGGTGTTGACAGACTCGGTACACCGCATGTACGCTGAGTGACATGAGCAGCGAACCGCAGTACACGGCACTAGTCCTGAACCTGGACGGCACGCACGACGTGATCACCGTTCCCCGTAGGACCGAGCTGGCTACGATTCGCGCCCTGGTCAACGGGGATATTGAGGCCGTATACGGGTGGACACCCGCAGCCGTCGCAGGCGATGGCGCGTTCGATGTCACCTTCTACGGCAACGACATGGGTAGAATCTTGAATCAGCCGGAGAACGTGCAGGCCACGGCTCTATGGTGGAGCCTGAACCCGCACGCTCGCGGCGTCGACTGCCTTCGCGGCGTGGTTGTGGTGACCGGTGGCGCGAACGAGGACGGAGACACCCTATCCGTCCCGGCACAGGTGGTCGAAGTAGTGGAGCAGGTGGGCGGCGAGTAAGTACCGCCCACCTGCTTTCACTTTTCTAATTCTTCTAAGTTCTGAAATCCAAGTAATTCTAAGGCGGCTTAACCATGCGCAAAATCCGTGAGACTTCCGAAGAAGGCCGCGACCGGTCCGTTATCACGTTCGAGTCGTTCCACGATCTGATCAACCACAACCGCGAGCACGACTACCGTTCCGCACACATGGGCGACGGTGGCGGCAAGCGCTTCTACGGCTGTGACAACATGCAGGAAGCCGACAAGCTGGCCCGCCAGGGCCTCCCCCGGTCAGGTGTCGAGGCAATCAAGCTGGCTAGTCAGAACGTGGCGCTCATGGCTGGCGAGCTGCACCGGCCAATGTTCGATGAGACCTACGACGTGTCCGGCGCTGTCGTGGACATGGGCCGCTACGTCGAGGGTGAGCCTGAGTGCATGGTGCAGTATTACCCCGTCGAGGAACCAGGCCAGTCCAAGATCGTTGCCCTGATCCTTAACGTTACTTACAACTGCATGATCAGCGCAGAAGCGATCAAAAAGAATGGTCAGGCCATGATGGCACTCGTCGAGGCCATCGAAACCACGGGCATGCAGGCCGAAATTTGGGTCGACATGTACGTTAGCGGCGGCTGGGACGAAACTAAGAAGTACGCCCGCACCGCTGTGCGCCTCAAGAAGGCCGGTGAGCCGTTCGACGTAAGCATGTTCATGTACTCGCTTACGCACAACTCATTCCTGCGGTGCCACCTGTTCAACGCGATGCACTCGCACCCCGCCGACGTTCGTAAGAAGTGCGGCATTTACCCGGAGGGTGGATACGGTAGCCCGATCCACAACGCTCAGGACATGGAAGACTTTCCGCCTTACTCGATCTACATTCCCGTCATCTCACGGGACAGTGAGGCTGGGCAGTTCGTTAAGGGTGTGCTTAAAGAGCTAAACCTCATCGCCGCCTGAAACGGCAAAATTGGTAGTTGACACCACGGTACACGGGTTGTACAGTGATAGACATGTCCACCACGAAACCAAAGCCTCCCAAGTTCATCGGAGTAGGTATCTGCGTCAGGTGCAACACGGGCGGAAAGCGCCTGCTCAAAGGGCACATCTGCAAGGACTGCGGCGAGAAGCGGCCAACCGGCGTCTCTGGTGTCTACTCAGGCGGAACGATCTGGGGTGTTCGTTATCAGCCCTACGGGCCGAACTATGAGCATGAGGTCATCCGGTGCAACACCGAGGCTGACGCCCGCTCGTTTCACACCACCCTGACCACGGTCAACCTCGTTGAGGCCGAGTTGGTTGCGGCCCGCCTCATGTGGACGGTGCAGCAATGAGCGCCCTTGAAAACGTCAAAGCCGGACTCAAGGAACTGCGCGCCGAAGCTGACGCCATAATCTACAACCCAAGCACAACAGCCTTAAACGGGTTTGCGGCAGCCGCACGGTCACGCGCCTTCAAAGAAGCCCTTGACCTGATCGAGCTTGAAGAACTCGCCTCAGTGCTTGACGGTGCAGTGATTAAGCGTAAGGAGGCAGACCAGTGAGCGACGTTAAGGCCCCCGCGCCGAACCCCTGCGGATCATGCCCATACCGGCGCGACGTGCCCAGCGGCATATGGGCAGCCGAGGAATACACCAAGCTCAAAGAGTACGACCACGACATGGCATCACAAGCCACAGGTCTATTCCTCTGCCACCAACACGACGCTGGGAGCGAGCATCAGCGGCTCTGCTCCGGGTGGGTCGGCCACCGTGGTCCCGACCATCTCCTAGCTTTAAGGCTGGCCTCTGCGTTCGGGTCCATGTCCCGCGAGGAACTGGACCACACATTCGACTACACCAGCCCCGTCCCACTCTTCACCAGTGGGCACGAAGCCGCAGAGCATGGAATGCGTGATATCGACGCACCAGACGAGGACGCAGAGCGAGCAATCGCCAAGATCGTTAAGCGCCGCAACGACGTAAGGATGGGCTAGCTATGGCACCGCTCTATGATCGACTCAATTCAGTTGCGCTATCTCTGCATTTCGGATGCGACGAAGAAAGCACCGCAGCGAAGAGTCAGCAGGACATCGCTGAAATGGCCTACGACGTGATCAGAGACTTATGGGGTTACGACGTAAGCGACGAACACGCCTTCATTAAGGCAATATTGGACACGTTCGACATGTACGGGTACCCCGACCTTGAGTCACTTAAGGGTATATCTGAAATGTCGGCGCTGGACATGGCCGATTACATCTTGCAACTGCTACCCACCGATGCGCTCACGCCGAAGCGGTCTGATACACTATGCGCCGCGCCCCTATAGCTCAGTTGGCAGAGCAGGTGACTTTTAATCATCGGGTCCTAGGTTCGATCCCTAGTGGGGGCACCCATGCAACGCCCTAAAGGTCAATTCCTCATCACACTCGTCTGCACAATGGACCTAGACAAGTTGATAGAGGACTTTAAGTTAGTCGGACCGCTCACCGCTAAGACGTTCATACGTGAACTAGCAGCCGAAGCGGTACAGCACGAAATCGAGAAACACGGCCACATAGCCAGTGTGACGATTAAGCGCCAATAAGCTCCAACGGGTGGACTCGAACCACCAACCACGCGATTAACAGTCGCGCGCTCTGCCAATTGAGCTACGGAGGAATAAACATGCCAACCATGAAACAACTCGCGCTAACCGAGCTTTGCCCTCGCGCATACGGCGGCTGTGGCGCAAAACTTGGGCAACCATGCAAACCCGGCTGCAAGCGCGCCCCACAAGAGCCACGGAAGGCATAGGCCATGTGGACAGTCTGGATGAAAGACGTCATAGACGACGACCGGATCGTGCTCAGCGACATAGACCACGAGAAAGCCGACCGTCTCGTAAACAACCTGTTGGGCATCCTGCCCGACGCTAACGTTTGGATGGAGGAAGAATGAGCAAGAACGACCCCGACGATATCGAACCCGGCTGGGCTGGCCTAGGCCGTTTCCTGTGGCCTATCGCCGTCTACGCCAAGATCAAAGGCTGGCTCATGGATAAGGGTCTGATCAGGCGCAAGTGGAAAGTTGTCGGCATCCGCGAAGCCACGGACGCTGAAATCGCCGAATACAAGCGCCTTCACGGAGAGTAGCCGTGTGGGGCCTTACGCTATGCCTCAAGTGCCTACGCACCTACGTAGAGCTACCCGTAGGGCATACCTGCGAATGGAGCCGCCACCCGGAATCGAACCGGGATAAGCCGGATTTGCAGTCCGACGCCTAACCACTCAGCCATGACGGCACTACCGCTTCTTCCGGCGCTTACCCTCATAGTGCCGGAAGTTTGCGTTTCTAAGGTCTTCCACCTTCACACGAACATGACCCGACCACGGATCACGCTGCACAGCAGACTTAGGGACTTCCACAGCCACAACATTCTGGCCGTATCCCTCCTGACCCTTAACCGTCTTAGTAAAGAACCCATACTGCGAGTTCTCATCACGATAAGACTTGTTAGTGCCAGGCCGAAACTCCGGATTGAACCCACGATCCACAATCGACCGCGCAGCACTCGCACTCGTCCGGTGATACAACGTCACCGTTGACGACCGGGAACTAGCCGGGCCACCGCCACCACCACCGCGACCGCCCACCAGAACCCCCTAAGCCTTAACCGCCTTACGACGCTCATCCCAAAAGGTCGGATACTCACGAACCGGCGGCAGATCAAGCTCGTCGACATGCACCAGGCGTCCGTAGCTCAAGATGCACGAAGGCCGGACACGCGCGACCAGCTCGGCCAGGCCGTCGCGGAACACGCCGCGATCCTCACCGTTCGCCCGCACACCAAGCGCTGAGACCGCCACCGGCCCGCCCTGCGGTAGTCCATCGAAACAGAAGTCAAAAGTGTCTGAGCGAGCCCAGCAGGCCGTAGGAATGACCCTCACGCCCTGGCTCTGCCAGTACGCACCACACCAGCGCGACCGGTACACATTCCAGAGCTGCCCAGCACGCGGCATATCGCGCCACAGACTGAAATCAGGCGTCAGTGCCCCACCCACCGCCAAAACTCGACCCACGGTCCTCTCAGGGCTCGTAAACGCGGTCTCAAAGCGGTAGTCATCCAAAAAGAAATGCACAGCGCCGTTGTTGGCCGCTGCCCGGTCCCGCTGACGCGGCAGATGCCACGCACCCAAGCAATCCGGCAGCCAATCACACAGCTCTAGATCAGGGAACCCGTAACGGTTGCTCGACGGGAAGATCATGCGCAGATTCAGCGCGTCCATCTTCGCCGGAGCGGCCTCCCAGTATTTCGACGTTCGCGTGCCATAAAGGCTCTTAACCTCCGACACCGAACCCCCTTAAGTGGAGAAACGGGGAATCGAACCCCGGACGCCGGTGTGCAAGACCGGTGCTTTACCAACTAAGCTATAACCCCTAAACGCGGAGAGTAGAAGAATCGAACTCCCAGGCTTTCGCCTGCCTACCGCTTTCAAGGCGGCTTGCTCCCATGAGCGGTACTCTCCCAGTAAGCCAGCATTGAATACGTGTGTGTAAGTACCCCGTACAGGACTTGAACCTGTGACCTACCGATTAAGAGTCGGCAGCTCTACCAACTGAGCTAACGAGGCAAGGCCCCTCCTATTTGAGCATCGCTGAGAGGCTTAGAAGGGGGCAGTGTGTGCTAGACAGGAATCGAACCCGCGAAATCCTGCTTGGAAGGCAGGCACCCAGCCAACATGGGTTACTAGCACGCTGCCCGGCAAGGACTCGAACCTCAACCACCGGAGTCAGATTCCGGCATCCTGCCAATTAGAAGACCAGGCAATACAACCAAACCGCCAATTTCGCCGTTTTGGTTGTTTGACAAAACTAACATAGGTGTGATAAGTGCGCGAACGTGGATTTGAACCACGGACCCCTGCCTTATCAGAGCAGTGCTCTAACCACTGAGCTACCCGCGCGTGGCTTAAGCCCGGAGTCGAACCGGAATCACCCGGACCACAACCGGGCGCTTTACCATTAAGCTACTTAGCGTAGAACCGGTGCGACTCGAACGCACACTGGATAGGGTCTAAGCCTATTGCCTCTGCCAATTGGGCTACGGTCCCTGAAAAAATCGGCCTTTATGTCACCACAGCCCCAAAGAGTCTGAGTAGCCCTGCTCGGACCGCTCAGCCAGAGCGTCCACCTGGCGCTCAGCCTCAGCTTTCGCGTCGACCTCAGACATGCCGAAGCGACGACGCAGAAACCCAGCCGTGTCCTCGACCACCAAGTGACGAAAGTCGGGCGTCTTAGGCATCGTGGCGATCCCAGTACCCGGCGCTGTCAGCCATGCCATCCAACGTGCCCGACAACCCATACAGCCACAGGTGCAACCGGGAGAACTGATCACCCAGCCGTCGCGCCAAGATACCTGCTGCGTTCAACAGTTCAGCTTTCATGTCACACATAGTACACGGCTTGTACGCCAATGGCAACCCGGACAGGATTTGAACCTGCGACATGCGGCTTTGGAGACCGCCGCTCTACCAGACTGAGCTACCGAGCTTAGACGGCGGGATTGGGTACGGCTCCCGCCCTGGCCGCTTCTTATAACGCGCGTCGAGCGCGGGCCGTCCAGTCGGTGGACCAACCGAAGGGGCCACAAGCCCACAAGGCAAGGGTGCTCCCCTAAAGAAAAACGGGATAGTGGGGAGGTATTCCAGCCTCCGAGTCCAAGCAAAACAGGGGTAGCCGTAGGCTATGTGTACCCCATCAAGCTCAGTCCAGCACGCTACGGTAGCTAACCGATTCCATCCGCCCCCGCTTAGGGGCTTCACGCCACATTGCAGCCCGGCTACGAACTGCACACTCTGTCACCACAACACCGGATTGTACGGGTCCGATGATTCCCTAGGTCTGACTGCGAGGATTTGAACCCCGAACCCCTGGCACCCAAAGCCAGCGCTCTACCAAGTTGAGCTACAGCCAGATTGCATTGCCGGTTTGAGGATGCTTACGCATAGCCTTGGCAATGACTGTTGAAACTTACGCGTTCCCAACCTTGGCAGGCTTCTTAGCCTGCTCGGGAATCTCACCCTTAGGCCACTCTGCGCGGTCCCGAAGTTCCTGCACGACGCCAAGCGCGTCCTTAGCCACCTTGATTGGGTCTCTACCCTCAAAATCAGTCATATCTACTCCCTATTCAGTTATACGCGCGGAGGCCAATTCCAATGCCCCGGCGTCGGCTTATCCGCATAAGGCACATACTCGTTAAAGAACATGCCCGTAGGGTTAAGGACTGCCAACCCCACATTTCCATCGTGCCCCACCGTCGTCACAATGGCTGCGCGCGGTTCGGGTAAATACTCGCCGTTAGGCGTGCCGTACGACTGGTAATGCACTATGCGACCAACCGTCGCCTGGTATCTATCACTCACGAGCCACCTAGCGGAGTCGAACCGCTGACCTGCCCGTTACGAAGGGGCTGCTCTACCAACTGAGCTAAGGTGGCATCAGCCGCGTTTCTCCTGCGGCCAAGGGTTATTGATCACCCTCTTAGGCTTCTTAATCCGAGACGGCAACGGGTTAGTCACAACCCAATCCTCACGGTCATTCAAACCCTCAGGCTCACCACACACACAACACGGATCACATAGCCCGTGCTCCGGAACACAACACTCGGCTAGGTACTTCATTAGTCGTTTACATGGTCAGCGATCCACTGCGCACCGAACGCGTTAATCGCATTGATTGCCGTCAGCACCGGCAGGTACCCGTTCTGATCAGCGAAGTCATGCAACGCCTGCTCGTACTGCGCGGCCTTAGCTTCATCCCACGCCATCACTCCCCCTCACAGCACTCACACACACTGCAATCCGCCTCGCGGCAGCCGTCATCGAACACGTCCTCCGGATCGCACCAGGAACAGTGCCGACCCGGCCTCAGCCGCTCGTGACAGTCACAGTCAGTAGCCAAGCACGTCAACGGTTGCCTGCCCCTCACGTGTGTTCGGCAGCAGCGCCAGAGCGCGCTTAAGGAACGCCAACGCATTCAGCAAGCCGCCGTCCGGCGAGTCCACCGCGAAGTTCGGTTCATCCCCATACTTCTCGCGGTAAATCTCCAACGCAGTGTCATAGCCGCCCTCGTAGGCCCAGCCGGTGAACTGCACCGCGCGCTCAGCCTCTTGGACGGTCGGCAATGGACCCCACGGGTTAGACACGGCGCGTCCACCCATCAGCTTCCATCTGAGCACGATGGGAACGCTCGTCAGCGTCGTCATAGCCGATAGCTACACCCACCAGGTACCAGTCAGGCTTAACCCACAGCTCAAGATTCTCATTCGAGATATCGACCCCGTTATCGTCAGCCACCGCTTGCACCGCATCAAGCGAACGCTTAATCGCGGTGTGCGTAATGTCAGACAAGCAGGCATGGTAAAAGAAGTGCTTAGACGCACTCGGCATGAAACATCTCCCCCGCATACTCGACAACCTCGTCACCAAGCCGAATCATGTCGTCACAATCCATGCAACGACACTCAACGTCCGAGCGATAAACCTCACTCATCAGAAAGAATCGCCGCGACCTTAGACGACAACGAAAACGCCTGTGCCCAATCCGTCAGCACCGCGTAACCATCATCGTCAAGCTCAGCGCCATTAGCACCCTGCGAGAAGTCCACCGTATTAAGCGAACCATCCTCGTCGATGTACTGAATGACGCGAAGCTCACGAACCAGAATGTTCTTACCCTGGTCGTCATCAGGATCGTATTCCGACACTATGCGAACCAATCTCTCGAAGTCTTATTTCGAGGCTTAAGGTCGCCATCCCCAAGAGACTGGTTGCACTTAAGGTGCATAGGCTCCAAGTTTTTAACGCTGGCGAGCATGTTTGAATCCGGCATCAACTGCGAGACCGGGATTTTATGGTTAGCCGAAGCTGACCAAGGGTTAGCCTTGCGCGCATGTTTCAACTCGCGGCAGTCAGGGCCACAGACAAGCGGGATCAGGTGCGCCGTCTCTACCGTGTACTTCGCCGTGTCGACAAACTGACAGATCGGCTTAAGGTTCAGGTCGATTGCCTTTCGGCAATGCGGGTGAGCGCAAATCTGCGACTGCCTGAGAACACGCTTACGTGCCCTTAGGTAGTCCCGCTCAGTCTTCCCAGTCCCGCCCTTCTTCCGAAGGTTCCCAGGGATAAGAACCCCCTTCCCTTGGAGCACCCCAACCGGCCATCATGTGAATGCGAACGTCGTCCTGACCGGACTTACGCTCTCGGTATCGGTTGCGATGTGGCACCGCCGCGTTCGACCGGCGCAATTCCTGCCGCGCCGTGGCTGCCCTCTTACTCACCAGGACGGCCTAATGTGCTCAGGCCCGAGCGACTGCAACGCGTACGCGACACCATTACGTGTCGCCAGGCATGGCTTGTAGCTCTCCCAGGTGGTCCGATCAATCGGCAACGCCGTCTCGTCGACCAGGAGCACGTCGAGCTGGACGCCACGCGCGTCCTCGCCCCACTTGCTCAGCGCGAACGTCCGGTCGTGGCCTTGCTCCCAGCCGAGCTGACGGAAGATCGCCTTAGCGCGCTCCCGCGTCCCAGCCAGGACACCAAACTTCGGGCCGGACATCACTTGATCCAGCGACGAGCCGCGAGGTCCACATTCTGTGCCGAAACGTTGTTAGCCAACGTGCCACGCCAATAACCCTGACCATCCTTGACAGGAACAAACACCTGCTTGTTATCCACCAAGGAACCCAAGATCATCTGATGCAGCAAGTTAGGCTGCGCAACCGGCTTCACCACAACCCCCTCTGGGTAAGGTCAACAACAAACCAGGACAACCACAACACCAAGCCCAGGGCCAAAAACCCGGCAAGGTAACTCACACTGGCCTCAATTCAGTAGTTCCGCTAATACGCTTACCGCGCGAAGTCGCCCCACAGTCCTTGCAGCGGTACATCTGATAGACACCCGCAGCAGTGACGTAAGCCTTCACGCCGTCTTTCTTAAGTTCCGTAGAGTTGCACTTAGTGCAGTGCATTTCGCCGTCATCCACCGTTTCCTCGTACAAAGCCAAGTTCACGTTGATATGCGGCAGATGCTTCTCAAATAGCCGACCCGTCAAAACAACGTCGTGCTCGTTGTACTCACGCATGAGCTTCTGCGCCGCGCGCTGCTCAGCACGCGTACCGTGCCGGATATCCCACCAAAGGTCAGTGCCGCCGTGGTGAACCTTGCGGTCCTTAAGGATCATGCGAGACGACCAATCGAGCTTCATGCTCATCAGCCCGCCCCTGAACCACCGCCGGACCGTCTTAATCAGGTCAACAGACTTGTATGGCAAGGGGCGACTCAGGCCCACGCGTAGAAACTCGGACTCGAACCATTGCAGGTCGAAGCGGTCACCGTTCCAAGTGACCACGATATCGGCTTCGTTAAGCAACTCCCACGCAGCCTGCATCATGCGCAGGTAAGCGTCCTCGTCGTTGTCGGCCCAGGCAGCTTTGAAGATCACCTTGTCTTCATTGCGCCACTTGGCCGCGAAACACAGCACCCGTGTAGGTACCTGCACCTGATCAATGCCGACGAACTGCTTAAACAGTCCGAATGTCTCGACAATGGCGCGCTGCGTCTCAATGTCGAGGATCAGGACGCGGGCGCTCAACGAAAGCCGCCGTAAACGTTCATCGGGTACACGAACTCATTGACCAAGTACGGCTTAACCGGCATCGCGGTCTTGCCCCGGAGACGCTTAATCTCCCGGTCAAGGAACCACTTAGCCTTCTCTAGGTCTTGAATCCACTCAAGTGTGTTCTTGCCCTTGTTCTTACTGGAATCCAGCCGCGTCGACCGTGCAATGTACTGCACAGCCTGCCCGCCTGAGCTAGTCAAGTTCTCTGTAATGCTGATCAGCTCTGCGCCGTCTGACCAGCCGTCTTTGTAATGCTGCGGGTTGATAGCGTCACGCTTAACCGCCTTAGCGGCCTTCTCGGCTGCTAGATGCTCAAGCACTTCCTTTGGATCGGTCAATTCTTTCCCCCAAGCGTTCCCAACCACACAGCCAGGCGATGAACCGGGTCATAGCGGTCAGGCAACGCGTTAATTACATGCAGAGTCAGCAGCAGCGGGAACACCCGCGCCGTAACCGGAAATCTCTGCAAATAGCGGTCCCAGCCCTCACTCATAAGCTCACCAGGTGGAGCCGCAACCTCATACGAGATAATGCCGATAGCGAGCGCTAACCATGCAAAGTCTGACGGCTTCACAGTCACCCCCCTACGAGAAAACGGACGCCGCCGCCCCTAAGGTTTCCCCCACGGGACTTACGCGGCATCCGCCTAGCGCAGCCAGAACCGCTTACAAGCGGGCGCGCTAAATCACTTCTGGCAGCCGATACACCGGAGGACTACCTTTCTCGCAGTCCAAACAAATCCGGTGACCCGACCCCCATACCTTTGTGTTCTCTCGTGAATACACGTGACCGTTACGGCAACGATTGACCCGAGTCTGAACCTCAGGGTCATCCGGCAACTGCCACTTGAGATTGACCAGCCGGTTATCCGTTGGATCGCCATTAAGCCACTTTGGCACCGCCCCATCGGGCCTAGGGCCGACGAACGCAGTCAAGACGAGGATATGTACCGCCCAGGGCCTCCCGTTCGCTTTGACGCGCCTACAGCCCCGGTCGTCAGTCCACTGGGAGAGTTCCTTTCGTGGACCCCTAACTTTGCCCTGATCGGACACCTGAATACCAGGCACAATCGGGCTATCAATCCACATTTGGGTAAAATTCTCCCCTCATTTATTAAAGCACGCTCACGAGTTCCCTTTAGAGCGGCTTCTCTAGAAAGGTGGCGATGCGATCCAACGACCGGCTAATTTCGATCAGCGCAAAAACCTTCTGGCTCTCTACATCATCCCGGAGCCCACTGATCGCCTTCGTGTTCGCCAGGAACTCTTTGCTCTGCCCCTTAAGCTCTAGGTTAGCCATTACTCCCCTTAGTCGCGTGGTACGTGAGCACGTCCCCAACGCGGAATAGTGTCCGACCGTTAGCAGCCTTATGCTTGCGAATCCGCTCCGGGTGACGCCGCGCCCAATCGCGCACATTCCACTCCGAAAGGCCGAACCTCTCAGCCAATTGCTTAGCGCTCAGCATTTCGTTTACGTCGATAATCGAGTTATCCGACACCCACGGCTGCCCATACTCGGCCATCTTCTTATCGACCACTAAGCACGCCTCAAGGTCGATATCCGCCAGCGCTGTCCGGTAATGGTCAATAATCCGGCGGTATCGGTCGTCCTTAGTGTCGCCAGGCCAGGGCCACTTAGGCGGCATTAGTCAGCAGGTCGGCCAGGGCCTTGTCCACCCGACGCTTAGCGAAGTCAGTCTCGCCAAGATCGCCCGGCAGGCGAACATAGTCCCACCAGGCCCGCAGCGCGGGCATACCCTCGAACGTCTTGCCGTAGTACGTCCATGACAGGTTCTCGCCCGGATTCAGCGCCGCCGCATGGTCCGCGTCCTGGTAGAAGACAATCCCGTCCCGCCGACCAAGGTTGTAACGGAACACTGAGCCGTTGTCGTGCATGATCAGGGCCAAGTCCTTAGCCCCAGCTAGAAGCGTGTACGTCACTCATCCCCCTCAGCTACAGCAATCCATCCGCGTCCAAACAGGTAGAACGTGAGCGCGGCCCCACTGACCGCGCCCACGAACCACCACGCAAAACGATCAGCCACTAGGCGTTAGTGACCAGCGACCACGCGCGCTTAATGTCGCGGGCCTCCTGCTCGGTCGCAGCCCGGAACCGGGGACGGTCACCCGTCTCGATCACGAGGTACTGACCCGCCGCCACCGCGAACGCGTACTGCCCGGCCACCGACTTACGCAACGTCCCGACCGGATCGCTCGCACGAACCTTGTTGATCGCCGCGACGACAGCATTGACCTGCAAGCCGAACACCCGGCCCGTGTTCTCACGGATCGCCCGAGCCGCCGCCTCGGCCTCTTCGTCGGTCAGCTCGACCAGGTTCTCCGGCTTCGCCGGACGCGCTGCCTTGCCATCAACGATGTCCACAGCCTCTTTCAGGCCCATGCCGGGAAATTCCTCCCGCAGCGCCTTAACCGCCTTAACCCGATTGACCCCAGCCGGCTCAGCCGGGATAACCCGGTCTGAGTCGAGGTTGACGGGCCGCGTATAGGCGCGTGGCTCGCTCAAGGTGGGAGCCTTAGCGGTATCCACGAAAAAGTTGTTAACAGTCATTAGTCCCCCTCAATCCGATCCACAAATCCAAGCTCGAATGCCTCGCGGGCATTCAGCCAAACGTCCTGACGCGACCACAGCGCCCTAAACTGCTCAACGGAGCACTTACCGCCCGACCGCTCCGCGTAAATCTCGCCAATGCGAGTGTTCAGCTTCGCGTAGAACTTCATCGTGTCTTCCATTTCGCCGATCTTGCCCGCCGTCTGGCCGGACAATTCGTGAACCATGAAGAACGACTCAGGGCCAATAACCCGCTCGTCTGCCGCCTGCACAAGCACCGTCGCCATAGACGCGGCCAAGCCACGCACGGTGATAGTGAGCTTGTGCTGCCCGCCGCCACGCAGCGAGTAACGCGTAAGCGTGTCGAACAGGTTGATTCCCGCCAGAGCGGAACCGCCGCCGGAGTGAATCTCAATGTTCATGTCGCACGTCGGGTCCACCCGGTGCCAGAACGCCAAGTGCTGCGCAGCAGAGTTCACGTTGACGCTATCCACGCCGCCGATGAAATAGTGCTGACGCATCATGTCGTCGGTCGCGTTGAAATGACGTTCCTCGCGCAATGCCTGCGCGGTACGCAGCTCTGCAAGCTCGCGCTCAGCCTTAACCTGACGCAGCTTCTCTGCCTTGAACTGAGCTTTCCACGGGTCAATCTTGCTGACCGACAGATTCTCGTCTGTGCTAACGCTCACTTAGTGCTGCTCCAATCGCAACTCAGGCCACGGTCATAGAACACGCAGAAAACCTCACCCTTGCGCGTCTTTAGGTAGCCGTCCCAATACTGGGCACCAGACTCGGTGTCACCGCCGTACGTCTGCTTATCTTGGATATTGGAGGCGCAGCCGGACAGGATCACTGCCCCGGCTGCCACCACCGCTGCGGCTTTATGCCACCGCTTCAAGGTCAACCTCTCCCTTATCAAACTGCTTAGTCTCGTGCTCAAGGAACTTCGGAGACTTCGCCTTAAAGACGTGCGGAATCTGGCCCTCAACACGGACGCAGACACCCTCGTCAACCGTCTTGCGGTCACTCAGCGGAACCGCGTTCGGGAACCCCTCGTCGGCATACCGCTTGTCCAGGTACGCCTCAGAGGCAATCTTGACAACGGCATCGTCATTGTCCGCGAACGGGTAATGATCGACGCCCAGGTAAAACTCCGGCACCGTCTTAAGGTCCAAGCTCGCGCAGAAGTCCTTAACGCCCTCCCACGACAGGTCCGCAATCACACCCTGGTTGTTAACCGTCGCCACCCGGTACACGTAAAGCTCACACTGGCCCGGAGGCAGGTTGTACGTGTAGCCCTTCTGAATCGGGGTGTCGTTATCAACCCATCCGATCAGCTCGCCGTAAATGATGAAGTTCTCGGGAATCTTCCCCTCAAGCTTCTTTCCGTACTCGGCCCACAGATCAGACGCGTAGTAGTGGTTATTCTCCGAGCGGCCCTTAACGACGTTCCGAGAGCCGTAGACGTGCTTGTACTCGGTGTCATGGGTGAACCAGCCCAGCCAGTTAATGAACCGCTCAAACCAGCCCTTAGTCCGGTTAACTGGGATATTGCCGCCCCGCCAGCTCGTGCCGTGGAGCTTCTGCGTCACCACAACGCGCCGCTCCGTACGGAAGTAGTGCAGGTTCCGGAAGAAGTGCTCCGTGTCCAGATGCTTCGGGAACAGACGCTCGTCGACCTGCTTACGCACCTTGGGCTGGCCCTGCGTGGCCTGCTTCTTACCCTTCGGGATGTACTTGCGGCAGATCGTGTGGCCGTTCAGCTTGTCGAACGTGTCGCCCGGCTTGAGCGTGGACACGTCGTAGCCGGTGTAGGCCAGCGACGACAACGGCATCAGCAGTGCGTCTGACTGGTGCTTGCGCAGCCGGATCGCCTTCACACGGGCGTTCGGCTCTAGGTAGCCGGTCTCGCTGGCGTCCCGGTTCAACGTGGCCTCGCGGAACAGGTTGTTCTCCCGCGCGTAGTCCGCGTCGAGCTGCGTTTCGGCCATGAACAGCACCCGCAGAGCGCCCAGCTCGTAGCCTTCTTTTTGGGTGAGCGCCTGGTAGCCGAACATGGGCACGCCCACCAGGTTGTCGAGACCTTCTAGGAGAAGGCCCTGCGGCAGCTTGACGATTGTCGCCGCGTAGTTAACGTTCTCCGGCGTATCAAAGCTCACTTAACCCACCGCCCTTCCACACCCCACAGAATCCGGTCAATGACCTTGAGCACTTTCCGGCGGTCAATGCTCTTAAGAAACTTCTTCATCTATTCGTCTCCACAGTTGATTACGTGAATGCCCGCCTTCTTAGCGCGGCGCATACAGTCACGAGTGCCCGGCGACTTACCAAGCGGGAATGCCAGACAAACGTCCGCGCCCAGGTCAACCATCTTCTGATTACGGATAAAGCCCTGAACCGGGCAATACGGCTTTCCATCCTTAAGGCGCGGCTTGTGATAGCACTTGTCAGTGCAAGCCTTGAACCAATCAGCCGGGTACGGTTCCACCGTGCAACGCGGGTGGCGCGTACCAAAGTCGTCCGCGAACAGATCAGCACCCGTAGGGCAATCCCCGTGAACGATCACTGCCGAATCCACCCCGACCATATGGATAGACAGCGTTAAGAAAACATGATTCCGGTCAGCCCAATCGCGGGAACCGGTAACTAAGATTCGACGCGTCAAACGTCACGCCACCAACCTCTCCCAAGCTTGTCCTGCAACTGCCGATAAGTCGCCTCAACCCGCGTCACCTTGGACCCGTTAGGAATCGTCACCATGTGGCCGTCGAGGTCGTAAATGCTGTGATTGCCGCCCGGACGCCGGAGGACAAAAGTCATCCCCCGGACCCGAGCCGCTTTATCAATCTTCCGCAGCACCACGGAAGTTTTTTCGTGAGACATGCGAACCTTTCGTAGCGGTTAGTAAGCCTTAGAACGGAGGTTCATCCCCGACCCAGTTGTTGGAATTGCCACCGCCCGAATAGCCGCCGCCGTTGCGCTCACGACGCTTACGAACGCTCTTACCGACGAACTCGCCGTCAATCTCAAAGACCGTCCGCTTCTCGCCGGTCTTCTTATCCTCAAAGCTCCGCTGCTTGAGCTTCCCAATCACCACGACCGAATCGCCCTTCTTAAGCGCATCAGCCGCGCCCTCGGCCAGCTCGCGCCATACCGTGGTACGGAGAAACACTGTCTCGCCGTCTACCCACTCGTCGCCCCGCTTGATACGGGGAGTCGACGCCACGGAGAACTGAGCTGTAGCCACGCCCGAGTCAAGGAACCGCAGCTCCGGATCAGCAGTGAGGTTGCCCTGAATCTGAATTTCAGCGTTAGGCACGCTTAACCTTCTCCCTTGATTTCATTTCGCAATATTCTTCGTACTGCGCCTTGCTAAGCGCATTCCGGCACTCACTGTTAGTGCAGTAAATGGTGCCTTCGCCTACCCATCCCCCGAGAGTGGGCAAGTTGCATTCCGGGCATGGGACGCGCCGCCGCTCCCACACCCTTTGCAGGCCGATAATCCCGTCTGACTTTGAATAGACCGACCGGATATCTAGCGCTACTTCCAAGCCGCCGCTTAGCGTGATCAGGTCACGTACCTGGTAGCCCTGCGTGCGATGGATTACCGCGCCGATCTGGCCGATAAGGTCAATGACCGTCAGGTTTAGCGGTGACTTAGGTTCAGCCGATGAGCTGACCTTTGACTGCCCCACCGAGCCGGGCACGTAGCCCTTGTACTGCTCAAGCAGGGCCGCGTATGTCGGCAGGTCGTCAAGGCACTTTTGAATGTCCTTAACGCAGCCGTCGCAGAGCGGGCGTAGCGCTACTATCGCCGGACCGTCAGGTGTACGGGAAACGCACTTCTTCCCCGACCGGCAGCGTGGCTCTAGTCCCATGCGTCGATTAACCCTTCTAGCAGCGCGTCGAACATGTCGCTTAGAAAGCGCCGCCAGTTCCGGCGCTTACGCCGCCTACGCATCGTGCGGAAAGCGGGACAACCACCGGATCAGGTCTGCGACCTCCGGGTTATCGTCCCGGTAAGGAACCAGCTCGTTAATTGCTTCGCCCGGCGTCCCATGCACCGAATGCCGGACCGAGTTTGAACAGCCCTGAGCGATCCTTACCGAGTGGTACTCGCTGCCATTAGCGAAGGTGAACGCGTAGTCCAACACGCCGCACTTGAGCTTGATACTGGCCTTAAGCCGCATTGCTTTCCTCCTTAAGGATTTCCCGGCGCTCAGCTTCGTTAGTCCCGCCCCAGATGCCTTCCAACCGGTCGTAGAAGTCGGGGTGCTCGCGGTCCCAGTCGAGCGCCCATTCCAAGCAGCGCTTTTGGATCGGGCAGCGCTGGCACATCTTGCGGGCCTCAGCGGCAGCCTTACGGCCTCCCTTGCGTTGCGAGGGAAAGAACATCTCCGGGTCATCAATGCCCTTGCAGAGAGCCCCTGGCAGGTCTGGAATGGCGAGTTCGGGAATCTCGCGGTGACGCACCCCGCCGACGTTGACCCCGGCGATTTGCGGCGTCCGGGTGCGCGATCCATACGACCCCGGCCCCCGGCTTGCTCCGCTGCTTCGTGCCCTCACGCAACCTCTCCTAGGTCTAGTTCGTCGTCCCAAATGACGCGTTCGCCGCGTTCACGGGCTAGCCGATGACGGCTATCCGGCACTAACCCGCCCCGGATTCCGAAGCGCATGCCTTTGCTTAAGCCGTATTCCTCTTGCATCGCGGCCTCTAAGCAGTCCTCACGCACCGAGCACATCGTGTTGCAAACACGCTTAGGTGCCTCTGTTGCACCGCCCTTAAGCGGGAAGAACATTTCCGGGTCAATGAACTGGCACACCGCCAGCTCACGCCAAGCCTGATCCTGCATTCGCCTCTATAACCTTTATCTCGATTCGCGGGTTTCGTACCTGCGATTTGTTAATCGCCATGCGTGTCTCTACGACGTAATCGGAATGGTCGTCGGGCCACACGCCAGCCTGAACTAATCCGTCCAGCGCTGCTTTAAGAAACGGCCCTAGTGAGTCGGTATCGCGCCGCCGTTTATCTGGCGCGTACCAGGTAACCGACACAACAGACGGGCCTAGGTCTTGTAGACCCGCCTGCTGTGCCAGCTTTCTTGCTGCTTCTCCGACTTGCTTCTTTGCCTTAGCCTGCGCCGCCCAGTGCATTCTCCGCTGATCATTAGCGCTCATTGGCGGTCGTGGCATAGGCACGGTTAGAACGTGCTGCACTAACCCTTAAAGCCGGGCCAATCCGGATGCAAGAGGACAAGCTCTGTCCTCAACCCATCACGTTGCCGGAGATAAACCGTGTTGTCCTCGCGCGACAGGGCAACGTCTGCGCCCTCAAGCACGATTGTGTGCGTGTCCGCGTCGTACTTAAACACCACGTCGGTATCCGGCAAGCTAATCTGCACCCGCCTATCCGAGATAGCCACGCCACCCTTGCTGGTCGTGATCGTGACGCCCATCAGAAGTCGCCCGGCTGAACTTGCAGGCACTTAAGGCCCAGCGCACGCCACAGGTTCACAACCTGGTCCCGGTCGTCGAGCACAAACCGCACGTTGTACTTGCCGCGAATATGCTTATCGAACAGGTCGGACTTCACCAGGTAGTCGGGCAGCTTGTTCCCGTGGTTGTCCTTAGCGCCGGTAGGCCGCATGTACAGCTCGTCGTAGACGATGCCGTTTTCCGCAAGCCACTTCTCAGTAGCCTCCCGGCACTCGTCATCCCGGCCCGACACGAACAGGACGAACACGCCTTCGGACTCAACCGTGTTGACCAGCCATCGAATCTGCTCATCAACCACGTCGGTATGGACCTGGCTGTAGTCGTAAGGTGAACGCCCCGTCATGTGCGCCACCGTGCCGTCGATATCGACAATGATTGCCGTAGGCAGGCCCGGCTCCCACTCAACCGGCTCCGGCGTGAACGTCGGTGGCGCTTGAATATCCGGCCAGTTCTTCACCGGGTGACGCTTAGCCATCTTCTCGATAACCTTGTCACCCACGTACCGGCCACCAGCGAGCATCCGGGCGTGGTCCCGCTTACGACACTCGTCAACCGGCGTGATGTGATCGACCCGCACGAAGTCAGCGCCGTACATTGAGGCCATCTTCGCCCACTTACGCAAGTAAGACGGCTCCAAATGCGTAGCGTCGACAACTACCGAAACGCCAGCCTTGAGAAAGGCTGCGACCTGCGCACGCTCCGCAATGGTTACCTCATCCTCAAAGTCCTTAGGCGACTTAGGATGGTTAGAACCATCGTTGAAGTACACGCCGTGCAGCATGTTCCGCAGCTCGTCACGACAAACCACCACCGCGCCCGTGTTATTAGCAACAGTGCGCGCCGTAGTCGACTTCCCCGAGCCGGGATAACCGCGCATTGCGGTAAGAGTCAGAGTCATTTTCAACCCCCTTTCTTTCGTCGGGCTGTTGGGTACACACAACAGTACGTCGCATGTACCCAATGCCCACGAAAACGTCCGGAAACCCGGACTTAACCGTCTAGCTCTGCTGGGCTAAAGTGCCCCTGACCCCGGCGAATGACTGCCTCAGGACGAACTTTCCGTTCTCCCAAACCGGACGCAGTTCCGATGCGAACTCGTCGTACTGGTCTGCGTTCTGGACAAGCACCAGCTCCCCTTGCAGGTCGCGCAGCACTGCCAGACGCCCGGTCGCGGACTTCTTGGTGCCGTCGTCGGTCACCGGGTTCTTGAGCAGGTTGTAGCCCCTGCCGTCGACCTCGGCCCACGTCGCCTTCATCGCGGACCCGAACGTGTCACGCGTGTTGTGCTGATACGTGAACGACCCGACGCCGAACACCACGTTTGACGACGCGAAGCCCAGCTTCTCCATGCGATCAGTGATGCTCTTAGCGCGATCCAACGTGATCGAGTCGCCATAGATCAGGCCGACATGCGAGTCCAGTTCGATGTAGCCCGCGTCGTTCTTAACCCCGCCGAACGTGTCGTAAAGCAGGTTAAGAGCGCCCCACCACTCGTTAGAACCCTTGGGCGCGTTGGGATCACCGCAAATGATCTTCTCCGGATCGCCCGAGTCGGGCCGGATAACCAGCTTGCCGTCCCGGCCCACGATCTGGCCGTAGAGCGTCGGCAAATACCGAGTCAGCACGGCCCAAAGGTCGAACGTGTCGCTGACGACGCTAACGATGCCGGTCGGGTACAGGTCCAGCAGCCGCTTGAACGTCTCAAGCTCCCCGACCGTCTCAATGCCGGTACACATCACCGAGTGCTCCGTAGCCGGGACCGAGCCCGCGACGAACTCGCCGCCGTAGTAGCGGTCAATCCAGTCGAGCGCCACCAGCGAATCCGTACCCGTGAAGCTCAACAGGTGCGCGGCCCCCGACGACGCCGCCGACTCGTGCGACGACATGCCCCGGTAAGAGAAGTCGTGGCACTGCCAGTCGACGCCCGCCGGATCAGCGCCAGTCCGCTTGGCAGCCGCGTCAAGCACCTTGCGGTACTCGCGGGCAATGGTCGCGGACGTGCTGGCCTGCCACACCCCGGCACTCAGGCCGGTCTCCACGTAGTTCGTCAGCCAGTAGAAGTCCGGGTGCGTGTTCTCCACCGTGAACGACGGCACCCCGATAGGCACCGCCGTACCCTCCGGCACCGCGTTAAACCGCAGCGGCAGATACCCCAGACGGTGCAGCTTCCGAATGTGGTCGCTGCCGATACTCTTAGCCGCGTCCGGCCCGAGAATCTGCGCTACCCGTTCCTCGTAAAGCTCCGCTACCTGGTCCTCGTCGAGCGTCTTAAAGAACGGCTCGAACGCGTCCACCAAGTGGGCCTGGATATACGCCTGCAATCCGAAGTGGACCACCTTATCCACGCCGGGCAGGCGCGACTTCCGGTTAGTCCAGTTGGAATAGACGCGGGTCACTTCCCCGCTAAGCGCGTACTGGTCGATATGGCCCAGCTTGTACGCGTCTGTCTGAAAGAGCGCCGCAACGGGTGCAAACTTACTCATAAGGATTTTCCTCCACGATCCACTGCCGGGCGATTTCACACAGCGCTATCCACACCGCGTCTTTCATGCGTTCCTCCCAGCCCAGGTCAGCGAAAGGAACCATGTCCGGGTGCGTCTTAGCTTCCGTATCCCGAACGGGGCCATAGCTCCACCCCAAGGCTTCGTATGCGCGCCACCACGAATCGTGGGCGGCTTCCGGATCAGTGAAGCGGTCCGGACCCATCATCTTCTGCGTGATACCAAGGAACTGCGTCTTGAAAGCTTCATCGCGCTTGTCCCACGGCTCAGGAATGATCGGCGCGTTAACGGCTGCCGCCTGCAACCGGGCACCCTCATAAATGAAGATCGCCTGCCGCTCTAGCAGCGTCTCGGCCACCGGCCACTGGATAGGCGAATAGTTCGTGCTCACTTAAGCCCCTTAACCATCGTTTCGTGCATATAGGTGAAAGTGGGAACAATCGACGTAGCGACACCGACCCGGTTATGGCCGGGGTGTGAATCACTCGTCATAATGCGCCCGTAGTAACTCGGCAGCATGGTTGCTTTACCGGAGAAAATGCCGTGCGTAACCCAAAGGTCTAGGTTGGGCTTAGAGATAAGCGCCTCACTAGCCAGCAGCGCGAAAGTCCCGCCTCCGTCGCAGATGTCATCGACCACCAGGTACTTACCGCTACGAGGCAGGATCGGCACCTTGTACTTGGTGATCCTGCCCGTGTCGAAATCGCGTTCCTTGTCGCAAACAACCAGGTCTAGCCCGTAATGCTTAGCGATGACCCCAGCGCGATCCACAGCGCCCTTATCTGGCGCAATGATTGCGTCGTACCGCCAGTGGCCCTGGCTCTCCAAAGCCCTGTCCAGCAGCGGCAGTGGGTCCAGCGCCGTGACGGTAGAAGCCTGGAATCCCAGGTAGTCCGGCATGCGGCGCGAGTGTGGATCAACGGTAATGATCCCCGACGCGCCCATTGACGAGATGAAGTTGCCGTACGGGACACACCCGGTCGGGTGGCCCCGGTCCGCACGGGCCGCTGGCAAGTACGGAATCATCAGAACGAAGTCCTCGCCACGCTGCACAGCGACGTTAGACAGCAGAGCTGCCGCCATTAGGTCGTTAAGGTCAGCACCGCGAACGTCCGCAACCCATGTCACCCGTTGGTCGAACTCATGGACCTGCTTCAAGTCCCATTCGCCACCCGGAAACTGAAAGGGCACCGCCACATCACGGACGGTGCCCAGTTCCTCGTTGTAAGCCCTCAGATGAACGGCCATTTGTTCCCCACCCCTAAGAACTTGGAAATGCTGTAGACCAGGTGCGACTTAGCAAGTTCGTCCACGGTCTCGTCGTCCAGCACTTCCCCTACCGGGTTCTCGTAGTCCTCGTCTGGTTCAGTCACGGGGGTATTCCTCGTCGTCGTAGCCGCCCTCGCATCGCTCGCAAGCGCCGTGACGGGTGAAATACACGGACTGGCCGCAGCCAGCACAACCGTGCCGATTAATCCGGTTCAGTAACGCGTCCATCAGACCTCCAATAGCCTGCTGCGAATACTTCAATTACTTGCTCACGGACGGCCCAGTCTCCGCACTGCTCGTAAACCGGGCAGCGAGAGCACTTGCTAATCATCTGGGAAATGTCAGCCGTGCTTAGATCGGAGTAGCGACCGGTAAAGCGCCGGTCGTCGTGACACACCGCCTCTTCGGTCCAATGCAAGGGCTTAGGCGACATAAGCGCCTTAATCTCAGCGCTCATGTGATCCGCTGATAGTGGCCCTCAAAGTTGAACATCAAGTCCCCCATCCGGCCATTTCGGTTCTTACCGATAATCATCTGGATAATCCCTGGATCGTCCTCGTCGGTATGCAGCAACAGGACCACATCGCTATCCTGTTCAATCGCTCCCGACTCGCGCAGATCGCCAATCGTCGGAGCGCGCGGCTTACCGTCCTTAACGGGGCCACGGTTCAACTGCGAACACGCGATAACCGCTACGTCCAGTTCCTTAGCGGCAATCTTCAACGAACGCGACATGTGAGCTACCTGCTGCTCACGAGACGCCTTAGTGTCGCTCGCTGACATGAGCTGCAAGTAATCGACCACGAGCACGTCGAGCTTTCCGAGTGACCGGCAGTGCGCCACGATCTGCTCAACCGTGACCCTTGACCGGTCGACAGTCTGCAAAGGCTGATTGCGACTGTCCTTTAGGTACCGGTCGATCTTCTCGCGGTCTTGTAGGTCCAGCCGCTTTTGCATGATCTTGCTAAAGTCAGTGTTCGACCCGGCAGAGATAAGCCGCGACGTAACCTCATCCTTGGACATCTCCAAGGTGAAATACGCCGCCGGGAAACCCCAGTGGGCCGCAAACGCCGCCATTTGCAATGCTGCGACACTCTTACCGACACCCGGCCTGGCCGCTATGGTGTAGAGCCGCCCGCGCTGTAGCCCGCCGTTCAGACGTGCGTTCAGAGCCTCCCAAGGCGTCTGAATCGAACCAACGTCGGTGGCCTGCCATTCCTCCCACGAGGCAACCATGCCGTCGAACGACACCGCTGTGTCGTCAGGCTCATGCTGAGACCGGAAGAACTTCTCACCCTGGCCCATCAGGGCGTTAACGTCGTCACTCGTCGTGGCCTCGGAATACGCCAGGGCTTTAAGGCGGGTGCCCAGCTCGTCGAGCCGCCGGAGCTTCGCCTTGTCGAGGACCATCCGCGCGTACGCCTCAGCGTTAGTAGCGGTCGGCGTGTTCTCCATACAGGTCAGCAGGTACGGTGCCCCGCCGATCTTTTTGAGCTGGCCGCGCGTCTCAAGCTCGCGGGCAACCGTCATCGCGTCGACCGGCTCACCGGCTGACGCTAGGGCTGTAGCGGCTGAGAAAATGTCGCCGTGGATTGGCCGGTAAAAGTCGGCTGGCGTGATTAGCGTCGTTAGCGTGTTAAGGGCCTTCTTTGACAGAAGGGCCGATCCAATAACGCACTGCTCCGCGCCCAGGTCGCTTGGCGGCTGTGCGCCGTACGATTCCTCGTCAGGCCAGTGCTCGTCAACCCCTGTCAATTACCGTCCTTGCTGTACTTGTCGTGAAAGTCATCCGCAGGAACAATCACGCCTTGCCCGGTCCGACTCTTAACGACGTAATCACCCAACCTCAGCCGGTCGGCATTTACGTTGATTTCGGCCAGGCTCAACACATCGCCGGGTAGAAAGCTCCGATTAGGAGCAACCTTGATATGCAGGACTAATCCAGTGAGATTCGCAATCCTTTGCGCCGACTCAAGAGTCCCATCGAACTTCTCGTACCGCACCGCGTCATCACGGCGTGGATAAGCAATGCCACTGGTCACGCGGCAACCCTTCCCCAAAGTTCCCTGAGCCACTTCCGCTTCTCTAAGTCCATGAACTGCCGCCGCTGCTCGACGTTCAGCCCATCAGGCGGATTAGGAGGCGTGAAGATGAACCCATATGCCTTAAGCGGTGACACCTGACCCGACTTAAGGCACTCACCAATAGTGTTCCTAAGCGTGGCCGCGCGCTGCGCCTCTTTCATTGCCTCCGAAGTAAGGTTCGGAAGGAATGAGACGGGCAAGCTTTTGGATAGCCACAAATTAAGCGCTCGCTCAACAATCTCGGAGTCGATTCCCTCTGCCAGGAGCTTTGCAGACTGTGCAGCGAGTTGCTTACGGATCGCCGCAGGATGCGCTTCCGGAACCACCTTCCGAACAAGGTTCCCCGCCTCGGTGTCAGGTTCAACGTCATCGTTCCAGTGCTGATAGTCGTTAAACCGGAATCCCACACACGCACTACCCGACATATCTTTGAGCCAGAGCCGGGCCGCGATAAGCTCTCCGATTTCGCCCTGAGTTCCGAAAGTCTCCGCGATATCTCGCGGGATATATCCGGCTGAGCGAGTATCGCGGCACCAAGCGTTAGCTTTGGCCCATAGTCCGATAGCGCCGTTACTGCACTGCTTGACTTTCCGGTGCTCGTGGAACTTGCGATGGATTTTCCCAAAGTCGTTCATCCCAGCGGGAGGCCCCCGAAGCCGATGCCACCGGTCGACGGGTCAATGTGGATACCGCCGCCAAGGTCAATACCCACCCCACCCTTCGGGGTGATCACGAAGCCGGAGCCGCCCGAATCGTCCGTGCCAGGGTCAGTGCTAACCCCGTTAGCCGCGCTAGGTTGGCAGGCGGTCAGCGCCAACACTATCCCGCCAGCTACTAGGAGCGCCTTGAGGTTTCTCGACATGCTTCATTCCTCCGTCACTCGTTAACAGAACCCAGTCCGAGCCGCGCCAAAGCAGCGGAACGTCAGCCGGGTTTAGCCAAGGCCGGATATGCCAGCCCTGGACCTCTGCCGCGTCGGGGTGATGCTCAATCCACCCGTGGCAGCCGGTCGTACCGTGGCCGCACACCAGGACGCAGTTTTCAGCCGTCCACAAGCCGCCCTGAGAGCGTTTCTGTCGGTGATGGAGTGTTAGCCCGCCCCAGCGGGTACACCTTTCACAGAAGCCCTCAGAGCGCGGCTTGATCAGACGGCGGCATTTCGCCTCAGACAAGGGCCAGGGCGAACAGGATGAACACGACGACCCACACCACGGCCCACACTTGAGCGTCGTCCATCACCACTCACCCCTACCCGCGTTCGCGTATGCCTGGCGCACCGAAGCGCCCACCGAACGAATAGCGTCTAGCTTTGAGCTAAGCGCCTTGTTGTTTTCCTTCGCGTACGTGTAAGCCACGTCCCACGCGTCCCGCATGTCCTCGGCTTCCATGACCTCTGGGACAATGTTCGCGGCGACTTTCTTCTCAGTCTGCGGACCCTTATGGGCCATGAACGCACGCGCATAAGCGCGCTTGTACTCGCGTTCGGACTCTAACTGCTTCTCGTGGGCATCTCGCGCAGTGATAACACCCTGCGAGATTTCGTTAACAGTCGCTAAGATATCCTGCTCTATGGAGACCGGATTGTATTCACTCAAAGTTCCCCCTTTACTTGCGAAACTCGACAGGCAAAGGAATCCGCAACGCCAGTGCGATGGCTACGCGGTGATGCCCATCCCAAACCCGCTTATCCGGGCCGACCCAAACCGGCTTATTGATACCGCCCGCCGAGACAACCTCGTCGAGCAACGCCAAGGTACGAGCCTGGTCCGAAGTCCAGAGGTATTGCAGCTCGTTAGGCCAGCCGTTATCGCTGTCTCCGGGCTGGAAAATGCTAATGAATGTGTCCGCATCGAACACTTGAGATTTGACATCGCTCACTCGTCACCCAGCCATGTCGTCTGCGGAATGCCGCCCTCATGCACCACAGTGTGCAGAATGTCGTAGCGCCGCCCCTTGTTCTCATTCGTTAGGCGAGTGCGACGGGCGCGCGCTTGGCCGACATCTGCCAAGGAATGGACGCGTGAAGGCTTCCACTGCCGGGCTAACCGGCCCCGCGCGGACTGATCACCAGGCGTCGTGTCAACGACGGTAAAGAACTCGATCAAAGCGCCTGCCTCGGTTCCAGGTTCCAGAACCGGCGGCTATCCCCGTAATCAAGGCAGCCTTCGCAGACCAGCTTGTGATCGTGCGAGCCGACCGCGAACTCAGCTTCTTTAACGAAGCACAATTCGCACGGAACCATAATGCCCCGTGGAGCGTCGACCAGCTCCACGGGGATACCCGCAATCGTGTTGTTGAACATCAGACGGTAACCGCCCCTGTCGCTAGAAGGTTCGTATAAGCCTCGACTTCGGCAGCCGTGGCATCCTTAAGCGCCTTACCCTTGTTGTCCTTAGAGAACTTGTCGGCAATAGCGCCCAGGTTCCAGCCCTTTTCATCCGCCATAGAGCGGAGCTTTCCCCGCGCCTCGCGGGACTCCGGGTTATCGTCCGGAGCGGCTGGCATCTGCTGAGCCTGAGTACGGACCGGAACCGCGCGCTCATGTGAGCTGGCATCCGGGTCTGGATCGTCGGTCGGCAGCATCAGGGATTGCAGCAGGAACGTACGCAGCGCCACGGACTCGGCCTTAGTCATCGACTTGTCGCCGGAGTCTGCGGCCTCACCGACCGCTACCCCGTCAAAGAAGTCGCCAGCCGGGCCATAGACGCGGTAGCTCATCTCGGCGGTGCGGTTGCACATCTGCCCGCCGTTCTTTGACAGGTACCGCTCTGCCTCGTGAGCCGCCCCGGTCGGCACGACGATTACGCCGTGCTGGCGCAGCACCGGACCAACCGCGTTCATCACCGCGTCAATGCCACGGAAGTTGAACTTCTGCTGTTCGTTGCGCGAGTTCTTACTAATGAACTGCACATCGCGCATAACGCGGTTCCACGCCTCGTAAACCGTGGGCGTCTCCGACTTGTCCCACTGCGGAGCATTCTTGAGTTCTTCCTCAAGATGCTCAATCTTGGCGTCAGCCTCAGCCAACGCCGCCTCTAGATCAGCCTTAGTTGCCGTCAACTAGGCCCCGCTCTTTGCCTTGGTCCACACGACCGACAAGCGGCCAGACGGCAGACGCTTACGCGCGCCGGAATCGACCACAAAGCCTTGCTTCACCAGCTCAGCCCGACGCGTACGCAGACCCGAAGGTGACTGCGGCAGCACCGCGCCCCACTTCGACCGGTTGTAGACCCGAGCGATATCCGTATCGGTGCCACCCTTGCGGAGACGCCCGAGCGCCTTAAGGACCGCCCGCTGCGACTCGCGCAGATAGTCCTTATCCAACGACTGCCATGCAGCCAAGCTCGTATCACCACTGGTAATGGTCAAGGTTCAACTCCTTTAGCTCAGAATCCTTAGAACTGAAAACTCGCCGCATAGCCTCAACCTCTTTAGCGAGAAGCGAAGCCTTCAACCCCAGCGTCAAATCCACCCAATAGAAGCGGACCTTAGGGTTCTTAGTCATAATCGGGAAATGGACCATGACGCCCCATTTGTTGTTAATGCGGGGATGCAGCGGAGTACGTGTATTCGTCTCCTGGTCGTAGCGGACGCCAGTCCCGTAAGCGGTCAACTGGCAGGTCACGCTCATTGGACGCTTAGCGTCCCAGCGACCCGTCTTAAGGTCGCCCACCACGACTAGAGAATCTTCGTGGTATTCGCCGTCCGGCGTGGTAATGCCCGGCGGCAAGCCCATTAGGTAATCGACCGACCCGCAGAGTTCCAGATGGTCATTGACCACTAACATTTCCTGCTCTAGGAACTCGATAGGTTCCACGGCGCGGTCATACTGCGCCAGCGGTTCCTTTAGGTGGTCCTGGACGATGCGCGGGCTCTCGCCTTTATTGCGAAGTTCGCCGAGCTTATGGAACTCAGTGCCAGCAGAAGCAGCAGTGTGCTGACCGGCAACGTTACGCGCTTTCTCAACAGCAGCTTTAAGCCGCTCTTTGCCTGAGCGGGTTCCGCCGTCGTCGCCTTTGTACCAAGGATCGGCGTCGTACTCATTGATAAGCGTTGCGACCTCTGAGCGCGCGGAGGCGTCCAAGAGGATTCCAACGGCTGCCTGACACGCCGCCCAGTCAATGAGCCCGTCTTTAGTGTCGAGCCCTTTGCCAGCACCGGACGCGCGGCTGTAGCCTTTGCCGTCTTTGGTGTACCACCAGCGCTTTTGCTTTCCATCGCGCCCCCTACCTTCGCGCCATACGCCGTTAGGGTCGCCTGCCGTGTAGCCATCCGGATACACGATTGGGCGGTCCCAGTAGTCGCGCTTTACCTGATAGTCAGTTATGCCGCCCCGCTAACCTTCAAAGGGGCAGGCTCAAGCTCGATCCATGAACTGCCGTTAGCGGTCGCGGGCTCGCCTGGAATGCTGTAAGAGCCGTGCTGATCGACAATCACCCAGCCCTTTAGGGTGTGAACGGCAACGTCAAACTTTCCGTTCGGGTATGTCTTGTGCAGCACGGTGCCAACAGGCTTAGCCATCGTTGCTCTCCTTAATTTCCCTAACCGCGTATCCGGCGTAATGCCCAGCCGCGTAGACAAGAGCGCCGCCAACCGCCAAGGCAATAGCCAGGTTGTTGTGATCGTCATGCACCGGTAGCTCATTGGTGCGCGCGTGCTTAACCTCGCCTGTAGCTAGGCGGATATCCACCATGTACATCAGGCAGCCGCCTTGTCGTAGAACTCGCGCATATCCATGCGGTCGCCATCCTCACTAACGAAGATCGGCGTAAGGCCCTCGGTAAGCACCTTGCCGCGCACGCCGGGCCGCGAAATACCCCTCTGAATCCGCGACCGCTGAGGCTGATAGAAAGTGGCAGGCTTACCGTTCGCGCCGGGAATCAACTGGCGGGAACCGCCGAAGCGCATAGCGCGGCGCATCACCCGGTTAGGCACCGGATAGAACCGGTCCGCGTTCGACGCGTCGCCCCTGCCTTCTAGGTACTTGGCGATGGCCTCTGCGACCAGCTTGCTAGCCATTCGATTCCTTTACCTCCAAGACGGTCTGGAACATCGAAAAGAACCCGTTCCGAATGCCGCCCACCTTGAGGTCGTAGGTCTTACCAACCTCTAGCTTTGACCACAGGTCATACGAGTTGAACGAACCCGCTTCCCATGCGTCCTCGACGTTGAAAGCGCCGCACGACGTGCTCAGACGCTTAGTGCGGGTAGTGCTCGTGCTGCCGTTGGACCCGCTCACGTCGGTCAGGATTTGCTTATCCGTGACCTTGCAGCCGGTCTCCCAGTGCTGGTCCTGCGTAGCGCACGCAGACATAGACAGGCCAACCGCGACCGCAGCCGCGATAACCAGAGCCTTCATTGCTTGTTACCTTTCCGCTCGCGCACCAGCTCCGTCTTGCCGGTCCGACCGGCTTTCTTACGGGCCTCTGCGCTCACCGTGATCAGCTTGTTTCCGTTAGGTGCGGACATCGGTCCTGGCATGTTTCCTCCGTTAGGCATAAAAAAATCCGCCCCGCAGTCATTTAGGCGCGGGGCGGATCAAACGCGGTGGAACTGGACACATTCTATTTTCACCATTTGAAAGAGTTAGAATCGCTGTTAGTGTCCACAGCCGCTATGTACTGGACCCCTGTTTTTACTTACGCGCTCTGCCCCTGAGCTAAACCCTTACGGTGAAAACCGTAAGAGCTGCGGGATTTGAACCCGCGCCTCGTCCTTATCATGGAAGTAGTTTTATTGCTGTGGGGGTCCACAGGTTTTAAACTGGACGCACTTGGTTTCTTTTAGCAGAAGAAGTTTTGATTGCTGTTCGCGTCCACCTGTTTCCAACCTTACCGAGCCATCCCGGCAAGATGGAAGTTTTACAGAACGATTTTCTCGTATCGCTCCGAATTGATTACGTCGTCCACCAGCTCACGCGGGGACTTACCCTGCACAGCCAGCGCAAACGTCGTAGCAGCCAGCCCGGAAACGAGAGTCACGTTTCCGTCCATAGCCGTCGCGGGCAACTGATCATGCCGCGCGTTCACGTTCCAGAACACGACGTGCGGCAGCTCAAGGCCCGCCTGCTGGAACGAGAGCTTGGCCGACTCGAACACGCTCAGATCGGCGTTGTTAAGCGCCTGATCGAACTGCATGTCCGACACGACGTAGAGCGTGGCCGGGACGGTGCCCGACTGCAACCCCGCCCTGAGGATCGCGGTAAACGCGGCCCGCAAGTTGGTCGAACCCCAGTTGTTGGTATGGCTACTGATCGCCCGTAACTTGCTCTGCAAGTCTCCCGACTCCGGCACCTGAACCAGCTTGGGCGTGGTGTCGAACGACAGGAAATAGCCCTTGTACGGACCCGTGTTGCGCTCAGCGAAGTACAGCGCCAGCGACACCGACACCGAGATAGGACGCCCCGCCATCGAACCGGAAACGTCCGGCAGGACTAGCGCATCCTGGCCCGGCTGCGTGTAGTCCGGCAGGTTCTTCCACAACGCGTCAGCCGCCGAAGGGTCCGACCGGCACAGGTCGAACAGTTCGTACGGATACAGGGTCGACGTGTTCACCTTCGCCTCGCCACGCTGCACCGCGTCAAGGAACGCCTGGTACCGCTCACCGTCGTTGCGCCGGAACGCCTTAACGTGCTTACGGTGCGCCTGAGCCGGGAGCCGCGAGTAGTCGATGTGCTCGTAAGTGCGCTCCGACATATCGTGCTCGACGAGACCAATCCGGCCCCTAAGAGCCGTAAGGGTCTGCCGGTACTCACGCTGAGTCAGACCGAGCGCCTGACGCACCGCGATAGCCAGCTCCTTGTTAGCGGCCTTGTCGGACGGCAGCCACTTAGCCATGAGCGACACCTGATCGCCACGCTCGTACGCCGCAACGTCGGAGGCCCACTGATAGTGGAGAATCCGGGCCACGGCGGGCGTGACGTTCGCGCCGTCGTAGAACAGGTCGTCCCAGCGCCCGTAGAACGGCACATGCTTGAGCACCGAGTAGTCAGCGCCCGGCCACTTCGCCAGAAGCCGCTTGAGGCCCGCACGGAACACGTCACGCTCGCCCTGGCCCCCGCGCACGTCACGCAGATAGAACAGGGTCCGGACCGCCGCCTGTGGGTCGAATCGGAACGCCTTCTCGAACAGGTCAGCCGACGCCTCGGCGCGGTCACGCATAGCGCCCGCTAGGCCGAAGTAATCCACCACCGGATCAAGCGACGACTTGTGCGCCTTATCGCCGTTCTCCGTGCGAGTGGTGTTGAACTGGGACTGCAAGCTCTGCAAAAAGGTAGCCATTGCTTACCCTCTCTTTACTTAGTGGCTTCGACGTGGATTTCGTCGGCACCTTGAATTAGGTCTCCTAGGGAAAGAGCACCGTCTTTCCAGTCTTGGACGTTCTGCCGAAGGCAATCGACAGCATCCGTAATGATTCGCTTTCCGTCGTCGGCGTACTCAGACCAGTACGTACGGGGCATCGTGTATTCGAGTGTGATCACGATGCGCCCTTGTTCGGGTGTGCGCTTCTTAACGCTCATGCGTTCAGCCTCTTAAGTCTTAGTGTCATCGCGTAGCTCTTTAAGGGTGGGCAACCTGCCGCGCTCCCTACCGAAGTAGTAGAGCGCGGACAGGTGCCGCCATACGTAATTGATCACGCGCCGAGCAGCGCCCTAACATTCCCCGCGACCTTTAGCGCCAACTCGGACTCTGCCGCGTGCTCAGCGGCAGCGGTCAACGCCTGGTCGGCCATCGCTTTCTGGAAAGCGGCCTGCGAGGTCTGGTCCTCGGCGTGAGCCTCAAGCTCCGCGAGAGTGTCGCTCAGCCCCGCCGTAATAGACGCGACGGACTTAGGAGCGAAGACGGGCGCGCTCTTTTTGAAGAGACTCATCACAAGTCCCCAACCAGCAGGCCCCCGAGCAGACCGGCCAAGTCCACATCGCTACTCGCCAAGCTCGCGGCCAGCGAGTCGAACGCGTCACCCACCGCGCTCAGCAGCGGGAACAGGGTCTTGAAGAACTCGTAGTCCTCAGCCGACGCAACTACCACGGTCTTGAGGTCGTCGCTAAGGATCAGGTACTCACCGGCCTTAACGTCAACGTTGCCGGTGTTGTCGGCCAGCTTGACGTGCGACAGCGAACCGTCGCTCTCAAAGAAGGCGGTAGCGGTAGAGCGACTACCGTTCGCCTCCCCGGACACTGAGACCAGCAGGGTAACCGCGTGCATGTTTCGCCCGGTCACCTTGACGCCTACCGGCAGCTCGTGGCCGGGAATCAGTTGCTCGACACCTGGTTGCTTGAACAGGCTCTTTTTCGACATGGGTATTTCCTTTACTAAAGAGGGTTTAGGGTGCGCGTGCGCTAATCACCCCTAGATATGCGCGCCCCATCTAGGGAGAGTTAGTTAGGCGAAGATCGCCAGGCCGATAACGCACACCGCTATCACGGTGACGCACACGGCCAGAAAGCGAATGTCACCCGGCGTGATGCGGCTAAGCATTAGCGCCCGGTGGCACCAACGCCAGCGACGATGGGCGACGGGTACGGATTGATACCCCGCGAGATAGCCTCACGCTTGGCGGCGATTTCCTGCGCGTCAAGGTAAGCCTCAATGCTCGGATAACCGCGCACCTCAGCCTGACGCTTAAGCGCCTCCTGCTCAGCCACCTTGGTCTGAGCCTCCGCAGCCTTAACGTCCGCGTCAGCCTTCGCCTGCGCCGCCTCTGCATCGGCAACACCCTTCGCCTTAGTGGCGTTAGCCTGAGCGATGGCCTGCTGCTCCGCAATGATCGCCTGCTTGAGAGTCGCGTCTACCGGGTCCGGCTTCATCACCGTCACCTGAAAGTTGGTGAAGTAGTCGACACCGTTAGTACGGTCCCGCGACACCTTAGGCAGCGTCTCACGCAGCGCGTTCTGGAACTCGACGCGCACGGCCTCGTCGTTCCAAATCTTGCGCCACTCGTACTTCTGCGCGATCGACACCAACGTGTTCTGCAACGGCTGGCCGACCACGTAGTTCAGCAGGTCTTTCCAGCCCTGAGACACCGTGCCGTCATCGTTAAGCCAGCCCTGGTACTTCGTGCCGAAGTCCCGATGGAACTGCTTAAGCAGCTCGCAATCCTGCGTGAGGTCGAACGTGACCGTCACCGGCACCTTAAGCTCAGCCGGAGCCTCGCGGTTCGACACGACGACGGTGGCCGGAGCCTCCGCGCCCTGCTGGTCCAGCGCGTCGTAGCTGATCTGCCGGGCCGGGTACATGTACGCCTTGAACCCGCCAATTGGGTTGAACTCATTCGTCTCAGGCTTAATGCAGCCCTCCACGGTCGGGTCAGTGGGGACGAACGCGTAGTCGTCCACCTTGACGGCGGTAATGCCAGCCGGGACCGAAGTCGAACACGCGACAATCGGCAGGGTGGCCGCAGCCGCCAACACCAACGCCGCGATCTTCTTACGGTTCAAAGAAGTTTCCTTCCATAGGAAAACCCCCGCTAGCCGCAGCTAACAGGGGTTTTGTGTGTGGGTATTTAGTTGTGGGTACTACCGGGTGAGCATGTCGTTAAGCCGCTGATAGTAAGCCTCATCAGCTTCGGATAGCTTTCGCTTAGCGATAGCTCGTGAATACTCGCGCCGTTCACGACGCGTGAGGTAGAACAGTGGATCGTTAGCCCGCCTCTTGCGACGGGCCGATACGGCGCTTTGCAACGACACAATCACCGCCGCTATCACGAACACCAGCGCGATCACCACTACCAGCAGCAGGAACACTTTCACGCCGCCTCAACCTTTCGTCAAGCTCAGGTGCGCTAAACCCAAGCGCGTTCAGCTCGCGCGCCGTCTCACGCCGCGCGTCCAACATTTCCCGGCACTGTTGGGCAGCCCGGAAACTCTTATCCTCAATAAGGCCGCTTAGGTCGGAGTCGATTTCTGCGATCACTTCCAGCAGCTCGTTACGCTCCGCTAAACGCTCACTAGCCTTCATCGCCGCGACCTCCACCACATAGACCCATGCACGCGCCGATCAGAGCGCGCCGCCGCCATCAGCTCGACGTTCATTCCTCGTCTAGCCCTTCCGTGATGAAATACGTGTTTTTGGCAATCGTGGTTTCGTCCTTATCGAGGCCCCGGACGTTCATGTAGCCGCCGCCCTCAATCCGGCACAACGCGTTGTAGTCGCGGTGATAGTGGCCGTGATAGAACTCGACCGGCTTAACCGCATCGCACACTTGCTGGATACGGGCGCGGTGTTCCTCGGCCTTAAGCTTGTCGACCTGAGGAACCTTGCGCGGCTTACCGTCGATACGAAGCCAAATGTCCTTACCAGGCTCAATGCCGGGAATCTCGACGTTGGTAGGCGCGTCATGGGCCACGATGATGTCGACCTTGCCAGGTCGCATCGCGTAATCCATCTGCTTGTCATCCAGCCACTCGCCCGGCCACCAGGACTCACCCTCAACAGCGAATGAGCGGTCGACCGAATGAGCGCCGCCAAGCGCCATCCACGTATCGCCCCACCACACCCACCGGTACCCGCGCGGTAGGTGCGTAATGCGCGGATAGGACTTAGTAGTGAGCGGCTGAGCGCCGGGGACGTTGAACGAACCTAAGAACGCGTGGTCCTCGTGGTTACCGTCAACCCACAGCAAGTCGATGCCGTGGTGCTCGCACTCTTTGTTGACCTCTTCGAGGAACTGGTAGGTGGCTGGACCAGCCTTCCACCAGCCGAAGTCGCCAACGTGCAGAATCGTGTCTGCACGGTTGAACTTGGCGTAGTTAATGGCCTTGAATGCCCACGGCAAGTTACCGTGCCAGTCACCGGCCAGCATCAACTTTTCAGGCTGCCTCAGCATTAGCGGCTCGCGCCTTTCGCTCTGCACCCCGCCCGCAGGTGGGAAGGATGCCCTTTTCGGAGGCGTAGTGGTGAAGGTCGCGCTGCCATGCACGCCCGGCGGGGTAAACCGCTCCGCATCCCAGGTCGCACGCCACAGCAGTTCCTTCTTCCACGCGGCCAGTTCCGGTTCCATGTTGCATACCGTACATCTCCTGTACTTGAACGTCAATAGGGCGTTGCAGCGCGCACACCGCCTATAGCTATAGGTAGTCGTCGCGCCAGTCCCGGTCGTGGTAAGGGGCGATACCTTCTCCACCGCCGGAGACGAAACCTCCGGACCGGGCTTTGACCCGGATAGAGGATTGAGCTTTCGTAGCCACTTGCCTTTCATCGGTAACCGTGACCTTTCGTTTGGTGCCGCCAACGCAGCCGGGCATGTTCTTACCGAGCACAGCTTCGCCGCGTACCCGCATCCGGTCACTGTTGAAGTGGAACCGGATACCCCTACGCTTAGCCAGGGCACTAAGCGCTCGCGTAAAGTCGACGGGGATTTCTTCGCGCCTCGTCGGTGGCACAACCAGTGCCATCGTGAGCCAGTCGTTAAGGGCTTTCTCCTGCGACCGGCTGAGGTCGCGGAGTCGTGGGCCGGTTGGTTCACCCAAGTAAATAACCGTCATCTGACTGCCCTTTCGTGGTTGTGGTGAAGGTGGAAAGTGAAAGGCCGGAGCGGGAGCGCAACAGGTGGCAGCGGACGCCACACCCTTACGTCGCGCACCTATAAGCGCTAATGCCCGTTAGCGCTGTGCGTCTCAACCGCTCCGGCTTGGTGCGATACCCCGGAATCGAACCGGGGATGCTCTGACCCGTAGATTCGGCCACGGACCCCGCCAGAGCGTTTTCATGCGGTCACCCTCAGGTACCAACCGCGTATCGCTACCCCGCACGTCTCCGGCTGCCGATAGGACATAAACCCATCAGGGACCAGTTCGTAGTGCGGAAATACACACGTATTCAATGCTGGCTTACTTGCAGGCGAACCACTCTGCGGCCCGGACGCTAAACACGGACCCTCCGACTACGGAGTTACTTCGTAAGTGACAGCTATAAGATTTTTAAGCGTTAGATCAGGGTTGCGTCAGCCATAGCAATAGCTATGATCCACGCATCCCGGTTATCTGCGTTAGCCTGAACCTTAGTGATCCAGAGCAGTTGGTATTCGTTAGGCTTCTCAAAGCCCCAGTCTTCCCAGGGCAAGTCTGCAAGTGTGTGGTTGTTGAGAAGAAGCTCAAGCTCCCATTTGGCGACTGGGATTCCGAGCCGTTCCAAGACGTGACCAAAGATGCAGCAAGGCTTTCCGTTCCGCCTGTATTCCGGAGCTTCATTCCGGCCAAGCGGGTTAGTCATCGCTACCCTTCGCGTTTCGTTGATCACGCCTCGAAACTTTCTCATCCCCTCCCCCTCTGTAAACCAGCTTAGGGCTGAGGCTGGCGTTTCGGAAGTTAAACAAGAAACGAGTACATCGGCTGCATCTAAGGTCACCATCCCGTGAACCACGCATTCAAGATGACGGCCATGAACGCGATGAGGACCAGCAGGGACAGCACCGCCAGAACGTTGTCCCTAAGCGCTTGATCGGACATGCACGCCTTTACCCTCTGCGTAACGGATTGCAGCGAGAAAGACGGCTTCCACTTCGGCCCACTTACGTCCGTGTGCATCGTTGAAACGAATGACGACGGACATATCCGGCATGTCCGGTGGGTATGGGTGCCCACCCTTGCGGTTTCGGATTGCATACGCGAGGTAAGCGACTCCGGGCGAGTCTGTGGGGAATGCGTAGCCGAATGCCCCAAGAGCACAGCACTCGCCTGTGATGACATCGTGAAACTTTCCACGGTTCCATCCGTCCTTTCGTAGCCGCTCTAGCGCGGCCTTAAGTTCGTTAACTGCCTCAGCGTCCGGTTTAAGCAGTTCGGTCACTGGTCGACCTCCCACGGGAGGTCGTTGGCGAAGCGTTCGAGTTCTTCGACCGGGAACAGCACCTTGGCTCCGTGCTTCTTGGCCATCAGCCGTCCGCTCCGGCGCAGGTTGTCCACCTCCCGAAGGCTTAGGGAGAGGATGCGCGCGGCCTCGGGCCTGGTCACCAGAACTCGGTCCGGTTCATCGGACAGTCCGACTGTGTTCGTGCTCATACGGTTTTCCGGACAGTCTGTCGGCGGGCACGAGCTTGGGCAGACGCTCGACCCGGCTCGGTAACGATGCGGCTGATCGGTACGCGGAAGTGTCCGCACATGGCTTCCAGAACCCTCATGCTGGCGCGGCCCGACCAGTTCTCAGAAAACGTCTCGTAGACGCGTGACCTGGATACTTTGAGTTCTTTAGCTAGCTCGTTGCGGTTCAGAATGTCGTGGTTGTGGAGCAGGTTCTCGACGGCTTCGGGAATCCACTCGATCTTGTAGCTGGGCTGTGAGGCGGTTGTGATCGGCACGAGATGAAACATACACATCACAATCCGGTGTCGTCTCAAGTTGTCCGATTTTCCGGACAAAATTACACGAATGTCATTCTGTTTTCGCAGGTAGCGGGTAGTTGTGCCGGTCCGGAAAACGGGACATACTTGTCCGCATGTCGGCCAAAGATGAAGACAACGACCTGATAGTGGTCATCTCGTACCTACTCAAGAGGCAGGTACGCATGCAGGAGGCGCTGGGCGCACTGGGCATGTCCCGCTCCACCTACTACGAACAGCGGGACAAAGGGGTGCTCAATAGCATCCCCAACCTCATGGCGCTGGCCGACCACTTCGGCCTAGACAAAGTTGACCTATTAGTCCGATTCGGTCACTTAGATAAAACGGACCTGCTCACGTACCTAGAACGCGAGGGAGAGGTAATTGCTGACGAAGAACTGGCAAACCCTCCACAAGCAACGATCTTGAGGGTGGTCCGAAGACCGAAACCCCGGATGAGTAAGCCGAAGGCGCGCACAGACATACCCCCTCTGTGACGCGCCTTCGGGCTTTCGGGCCAGTTTGCTAGATCCTTGCGAATGCATATTGACGCACGCGCTCGCGTGTGCGTACATTGCGTGTAACGCGCTGAGTCGCAACCGCGATCAACTCGTTACCTCCCTCCCTTCGGGCTGAACAAAAGCCCACTCTTGTAAAGGCTCCCCGCCGCATGATCCATCAGCTCGCGCATGTCGCTGCCGTCGTACCCGTAGAAGATCGGGCACTCATGTTTCTACTCGTCGTCACGACGGTCATTACCCAAGCGATCCGACGACGAACGTGGCACGTGCGATGGGAAACGGGAACCACCCTTACCGGCGCGCTCATGTGTGCCGCACTGATCTTGTTATCGCCGAACCTCGTTGCGTTCAACCCGTTCCTTCCGGACGCGCTTGAGAGTGGCCGCGTCTATCCGCAAGTCATGGCCGGATATCTCGTGCTCATGCTCGCCTACGGCACGTTTCTTTACGATCTAGCCGGGCGTATGGACTGGGACGAGTCACAGAAGCACCGATACATCACCCGACGAATCTCCCTACCTACCACTATCGCCCTGCCAACCGCCGTGGGCGCGTGGATCACCGGTAGCCACTGGTTGGTCTTCCCAATGGTCCTGATCGGCTACGTGTGGCTCCTAAGCCATATCTGCTGGCTCCTGTGGTGCATCCGCACCAGCGACCGACGCTCACACCTGGTCATTGATGTGTACATGGTTGCCTTCGCGCTCTGTGGGCTCGCTTGGTCATCCCGGTACATCGTTTCGCTAAGCATCACGACGAACTGGGGTTGGCGGCTCGCCACAGTCGGCGCAATCCTGCTAATGGTCGGTTCAACGCTTTCGTGGCGTCGGAAGCTGCGCTACATGAAAGCTCACATGTGGCGGGCGGTACGCCGCCAGAAGCCGCTTAAGCGCAACGCTAAGGCCACTGCGCCTAAGCAGCTCGACGGCGCAGTCTAGAGGTTCGGGAGCAGAGCGTCGAAAGCATTACTAACGGCGCTCTTGCTCAGCTCCAAACTCACCCGCTGGTATTCCCGCGTCTGCAAGATCGACGCGTGCCCCAATATCTGCTGAATGACCTTAACGTCAACGCCCGACTCTAGAAGCATCGTCGCTGACGTATTCCGGGCCTCGTGCAATACAGCCTCTCCGGCCTTCTTATCGACGCCAGCAGCAGCCATCAGCATGTTCCACTGTTCGTTATCGTCCTCTTGGCTTATCGGCCTACCGTCTCGGTGATGCCACACCAGCCCGTAAGGGTTCGGGTCTTTATCCATCTGGATATGGACCTTAAGCGACTCTTTCAGTAGCGGTGCCATTGGAACCACCCGTTCTCCGGCGTAGCTCTTAGGCCGGGTCCAGAACAGCGAGTGATGACAGGGCCGGTACTCGAATCCGGGTGGCGGGTTGAACTTGCGGGTCGGGCAGTACCCCACTCGCACCCGCCCGCACGGGTACTTACCGTCAGCGTCGGGCTCTCCGCAGCCGTGGTCATACGAAAGCCGCTGCAACTGCCACGAGATATCCATAACGTCGTTCTTGAAGTCGATACGGTCCAGCTCCAAACCGATGCACTCGGCTTGCCGCGCGCCGGTCATAAACGCGGCCACCCACCGGGACGCGAGCTTAGGCCGCTTAGCGTCGTCCTCGTCGTCACGTTTCGCCGCCGTCCGCAGAATGTGAACCGCCGCGCTCGTCTCGAACACGCCACGCTGCTTCTTTGCATGCTTGGGGAACTTCACGGCTACGCATGGGTTGCGGTGTAGGTGCTCGTCGTGGACGGCCTGCGTGAGGGCCATGTTGAGGGTCTGGTGGGCCTTCTGAGCGCTCCGGGTAGACCCCTTAATGCCCTTGGTGCCTTTCTGTACCGCCGTCTGCATGGCGCGCACGTCAGCCGCCGTCAACTTGGACAACCGCTTGTCCCCGATGTGCGGCTTGATATAGAGCCGGACCGCGAGTTCGTAGCTGTCGTAGGACTTGGGCCGGACCTCAGCCTTTTTGATCACCAGCCACTTGTCCAGCCACTCACTAACCGTCATGGTCTTGTTCGTCGTCGCGGCCTTGCCGCTGAGAACGTCCGCGCGAAGCGTGTTCAGCTTCGTTACGGCCACCGATTCTTTCTTTGACGAGACGCGGCGCTGGCGCGGCCTCCCGTCCGGCCACTTATCCCATACGGTGCCGATGTACAGGCCGCGCTTTGGGTCGTAAGTGAGACCTCCGTCACCCCTCTTGCGCCTCTTATTTTTTTCCTCGGTCTCGGCCATCTGAACCCTCCCAGGTGTCAACTAGTGTCAACAACAGGTGTCAACTACGCGGTGCCTGCATAAGCCTGCACAGGCGTGCTAAACCCCGCTTAGCTGCGTGTTTGACATGTCGCACCTGGCACGATAGCACCTGCCTCTACGGACTTTTAATCCCCTGATGCCGCTAAGAACATGCAGGTCAGAGGCTTTTTCTCGTCAGGTGTCACCAAAAGTGTCAACTAAGAACGCTGTCGGCGCAGGTCAGGGCTGTACAGGGCGTGTACCTGCGGACATGTCGGGGGCCACTTCCGGGCCTGAGGTTCCCATGAGGAAATTTCTTAAGATTTCCAGAAGATCGCAAAACCGCAGAAGATTCTTCAAGGAGAGTCGCTAGTACCGTTCCCGACTAAGGCGACGACAACAACCCACCTAGTGTCACCTTGAGATGTGGTTGTGAAACGAAAACCTAATCCTCTCCCTAACGCAACTCACGTTGAGTAAGCGAACAGATCAGAGAACTAGTGGTTACCTAAGTGCGGTAGGAGACACGCGCGCATGAGCGACACGACCTGCGTCAAGTGCGGACACGAAGTGCCAGCGCGCCACTTCTACAAGGAATACGGGCGCGGCTGGGCGAAAATATGGCACCTTTACTGCGCGCCTAACCGGGACGCACGCACGTGAGAATCCGCTGGCCGCTGTGCGAAAGCTGTGGTCACGGGCGCGCATCACACGCACCCGAGCGCGGCGGCGGCTGGCGATGCCACTACCACGGGCGTAAGCGCAAAGGGGAACGATGCGAGTGCATGAGGTATCGCGGCAAAATGACCGCAGACGGTATCCCTGTTGACATTAAGCAATTACGTGAATTAATGTCCGTACACAGCACGTACCCGATACGAAAGGATTAGCGACATGGGTAAGCGAGTAACCGTCACCGTTTTTGACGACCTGGACCCCGACCTGGAAGCCGACACCGAGAAGGAATTTTCCGTCGATGGCGTGGCTTACCGCATGGACCTGTCAAGCAAAAACGCTGCCGAGTTCGACAAGGACATGTCCAAGTGGATCGAGATTGCAGAGCGCGTCGGCAAAGCGGGTAGCGCACGTCGCCGCACTGCACGCGGCACAACGGCCTCCGGTGGCGAACCGGGCCTGCCTCTCGCGGATATCCGTAAGTGGGCTAAGGGCAACGGATTCCCCGACGTGAGCACGAAGGGCCGCGTCTCCGCAGAGATTGTCCGGGCCTGGAAGGCGGCAGGCTCGCCCGTGGGAGACGAAATCGACGAGACACCCTCAAAGCCGGAACCGAAAAAGGCCCCGGCCAAGAAGGCACCGACCGTCAAAAAAGACGAACCGGCGTTTTCATCCGCCGGTCCGTCCTAAGGACCAACCGAATGCTGGCCCTGGTGGCGCTCTTGGGAGGGGGCGCGCCAGGGCTAGCTTACGTTAAGGGGGAAGCACATGGAGATTAATCCAGTGATAGTGGGTGAAATCGGATCGGTTGCCCACGGCTTGCACAACGAAGACTCAGACCACGACTACATCGGCATCTACCTCGACCCGCCAGAATCGCTAATCGGCCTCGCGGCTGAGACAGGCGCGGTGCGCGACCGGGACAAGCCCGAAGGTGTCAAGTCTGAGGCGGGCGACAGCGAGACCACTTATTACGGGTTGCGTAAATACGCAAAGCTGGCCGCGCAGGGCAACCCCACCGTTTTGACGTTGCTGTACACGCCAAACCTCACCGTGCCGGATCACATCGGTTTGCAAGCTAACCGGTACATGTTCCTATCTAAGCGGCTGGTCGCCCGGCATATCGGTTACGCCGACAACATGTCAGCCCGGCTCACCGGCCAGAAGGCTCCCCGGACCAACCGGCCCGAGCTAATCGCCAAGCATGGCTACGACACCAAGGCAGCGTTCCACGCTATCCGGCTGCTCATGCAGGGCCACGAAATGCTGACCACCGGGTACATGGAGATGCCCATGCACGAGCTGCGCCGCGACTACCTGCTGAGCGTCCGCAACGGCCAGGTGCCCAAGGAACAGGCTCTAGAGGACATCGCGGACTGGCGCGGGTTGATCCAAGCGGCAGAGGCCACCACGTGCCTGCCGGACCACCCGGACTACGCCAAGATCAACCGCTGGCTAATTCAGACCCACCAGGAGGCTTGGCGGAAGTTAGGATGCGCCGCATGAGTCCTAGATGGTTCGTCGGCATCGTCGGTGTGATCCTCGTCGCGGCGGGCCTGTACGTGAGCCAGTACAGCCCGTCCGTGTCGACCAACTACGGCAGCGTCCAGTGCGGCAACTATGTCCACCCGGTGAGCGATGAAGTCGCTAACCGCGACATTCAGAACCGGATGCGGTACGGGGCCTACAGCGAGAGCCTGGCCGGGCAGTGCATCGAGAAGCTAGCGCCGTACCGGTTCGTGTTCTACGGGCTTGTGGGCGTCGGGGTGCTGACCATCATCGGCGCAGCAGTCGTTAGAGGCCGTAAACCCGTCCCCGCGTAGCCAGGGTACATGCGATGGCGGTTTGACACTTAGCGAATCGTCGGTACCGTATCCTTAGGAGGGGATCGGTTGGCCGACACTAAGCGGTCCTCTCCCCTAGCATCGGCAAACTAACCTAAACGTCAAAAAACGGGCACCCGCGCTCAACCCCAGGGGAAAGAGGGGAGCGCGAGTGCCCGTAGTCTATTTAAGCCGCAAGTGGCTTATCCTGCCGCAGTTCCTTTAGTCGATTAATGTCGTCGTGTCGATAACCACTCCACGTCCATGTAGCGCCGTCGCCGCAATCGACCACAACAACCGGGAACGCGGAATGACCATCCGCCTTAAACCTTTCGATCTGTTCTTCGCTGGCGATTACCGGCTGAAACGGAATGCCCGCTTTCTTTAGCGCTAGCTTAGTAGCCATGCAACCGGTACAAGGTGCCGAAGGTGAGTAAACCGTTACTTCCAAATGTCCAAATCCTTATCTAGTCCACGCTCGCGCATCCACCGGTCGCGGAACTCAAGGAATGAGACGTGCGGTTCAAACGCCCAACCCAACGCCGCTGCCTTTAGCTCATGCCTACGATGCCACTCCGTATCCGCTAACACGTACGCGAAATAACACTGATCGCGGTAAAGCATCTGTTCCACCCGACCATTCAGGTATTCGATACGTTCCCGCATGTCGTCTGCCTCAGCATGTGTAATAGCGCGCCGACGCCGAAAGTAATTACCAATCGGCCCCAGCGCCCTACTCACCGACTCAAAAGTTAACGACAGGAAGCGGACCGCCAGATAAAGCGCGCACAGACCAGCGATGACTAGCATTACCCAACCGGGCCACTGCTCGGTCATCAGCTTCACAATCTCCGCTTCCATACGCGCTTACTGCTTCTTAACTAGGCCGACGACGCGACCCAGAAGGCTCTTTAGCCAGCCCACAAGCGGCGCGAACTGCGCTTCCAGATCGTCGGGGTAGTCCCCCGGCAGATTGTCCGCAGCATCAATAACGGCAGCTACGTTCGGCTTTGACAGGTACACACTCACGCCCACAAGAAACGACACCACGCCTGCCACCGCAGCAGATACGGCCACCGGCAGCCCGGCCACCGGCAGCGCGATGAGCAGCACCAGTAGCGCCGACGCAAACCCCATCAGGGCCTTGCGAATCTCGCTGGGCTTGTGCCCGAAAATCTTCATTACTCACCGTCCTTAACATCCTTAGCGGGAGCACTGGCCTTGGCCGGAGCGGCTGCTTTCTGCTGCACCGTTGCAAGCGCCTTCGGATCACTAAGCACAAATACGTTCTTAGGCCCCTCAAGCTCTTTCAGTGCAGCGAGAACCTGAGTCAGCTTCTCCCCGCCGATATCGCTAATCTCCGAATCAACCTTGAACCGCGCGCCCTGGTGCAGCTTGCCGCCGGAAAGTGCCGAAGTGACCGCGCCAACGGTATGCACCCAAGATTCCCGGCCCAGCCCCACGACGACAACAACCTTGCGGACCGCGCCCCGGTCAACCGCGTGCTTCGCCCATGCGTAATTGCGGCGGAAGTTCTTATCGACCTTGCCGCCGCGCACCGCCAAAATAGCTACCTCGGACCCCTCGAATGAGTCGTCCAGAACTGGCAACTGTTCGTCATATACCAACAACTAAATACTCCTTAGATAATCAATGGCCGGGCCAATCGCGTAAGCGTGAGGCGAGTTAAGCCCAGCCGCGAAGAACATGCCCGCGTCGATAAGCGACTGGAACAACGGAATGACATACAGGACCGGCTTCTGTAGAAGCTCCGCGATCTGCGCAATAATGCTGTTCTGCCCCTTAAGCACGTCATGCCACATAACGATCTTGCAGATAGCGCGCTTGTTATCGCCGTTCTGGTTCAACTCGCACGCCGCGTACATGTCCTTCTTATGGGCATACTCACGCCAGAACGACGGGGTATCGACCATAAGGTCGTCAAGGATTCCGCACGTGTCAGCGGGCGCAATTTCCTTCCAGTTATCCGCGTGCTGAACGCCGCGCTCACGCATCGGGTTACCCCACGTAACGCCCGCGATAAGCTGCCCGTTCTTATACGCCTGGTGGAACTCGCCGTCCTCAGCCTGGAAGTCGTACTTAAACACCAGGCAGACCACGATGGCACCCTGCGAGTACCCCGCCAGACCGAGCTTGCGGTTCGGGTTAGCGGCCAGCGCCTTACGAATCTGGACCCTAAGTTCCTCAACCCCATCCTGAATCGACGGCCACATGGGGAACGGATTCGCCGGATAGTTACCGATAGGCTGCCAGTCCCACTTGTCGAGCACCGCGCGTGCAGTGTCAGCAGGCAGGCCCGGCCCATCTGACACCGGCTGCCCCGTGCCGTGAACCGTGAACAACAGCGGCTTGACCAACGGAGCCGGAGCGACCACCCCTAGCGCTACCTGCGTGGCGTAGTCGAGAATCCCGTCCGTCCGCAACAGCTTCTTACCGGCAGCCCAGAACTCAACGTTCTTCCGGAGCTGATACTCCACGAGCACCGGCACTAGCTCGTCGGTGTAGAGCGTGGTCTCCACCAACTGCTTCGCGTAAGAGAACTTCGCCTTTAGCTTCTGGATGGCGTTAAGGACTGGGAGACCAGAGTCCCCCAGCCCGTAGCCAATCCACTTGCCGTCCGGCCCGGCAGCCATTAGGCCGCCGCCTTAAGCTCCGCGATAGCGTCGACCAGCGATAGGTTCTGCCCGTTGGCGTTCTGCCCGAGCTGAGGCCAGCCCTTGCCCTGCGGCCCGCGTAGCTGCTCCCAAATCTCGCGGATCATCACGTCCGTAGACGGGTACGTGAAGCCCGCCGGGGTCTCCGGTACCGCAGCGCCCAAATACTTCGCCACAGAGGCCGTCAGGGCGTCCCAAGGGAAGTTCGGACCCACGTCCGTGTGCGTCCCCCAGCCGAACACCTTCGTGACCCACTGGTGGTCGCTGATTCCCGGCTTGCCGTTCGTGTACGGCGGCGGCACAACCAGCGTCGAGAAGCCGTACTTCTTAGCGTCCTGGACCGCCAGATACGCGGCCACGTCGATAGCGCGGCCAGCCTTAACAAGCCACTGCTCACGCGACCAGCTCGCCTTAGAGCCCGCGAAGCACAGATTGATCGAAACCGAGTTGGCGTTACCAACCGACCACGACCCGTAATCCGTGTCCACGCAATCCACGACCGTCACGCCGTCGTCGTTAGCGCCCTTACTGATCGTGTAGTGATAACTAACCTGACTAGCGGAAGTGAAATACTTCGCCAGCGAGTCCGCGTTACCATCACCCTCCTGCGTATGCAAAAGGAACATCGTCGGCTTAACACCACCGCGCGATGAATAGTTCGGACTCCAAATCGAATACTCGTTGAAGTCGGGCCGATTATCTGGCACGACAACACCACCCCCCGAATACTTCTCATAGTCAGCAGTCGCTTGCGCAACGTGCTGCTTAATCTCCGTCAAATACGCCTTGCGTCCATTCGCGTAAGCGATGTCAGCAGTCGGTTCTCCCGGACGCTGCTGTAGCCAAAAGATGTTCTTCCAGATATCCGGTGACGCCCCCGCGCTCTTGCGCTTAACGTCCAACCGATTCAAGAACCCCCGGAGGTTCCCATTCGGGTCCATCCGGTCTGAATAACTAGCGTCCTGCTGTGCGTAGCCGAACCAGCGCTTACTTGAGTCCCAGACCATTCGCAGCCCGGATTCCTGCCTAAGCGTCGAATCGCAAGCAATCGACTCATCGCGCGTGTACCCGCGCGCAATCGTTTCCTTGATAATCGCTTCCGCTACGTCATCAGGACTGGAATTAACCGTTAACTGTCCCAATGGAGCCATGCGGCCTACTTAAAGAAGCCGCCAGTGACGGCCTTAATCAGTTGACCCGCAATGCCCTGCACCGAATCGGAAATCTCCGAGATAACCGACTTAGAAATCTCGCCTGCTACTTCGCCGACCTCATCGACAACTTGCTTAGAGATATCCCCCGCTAGGTCGCCAAGTTCATCCGCCAACTTAGCGGCCACTTGCTTAGCAACCTCAACCGCGATCTTCTCAATTAGAGACTCAATGAATCCCACTAAACACCGTCCTTAGCTTCCCAAGCCGTAGGTTCAACACCCGGAGAAAGCAGCGCGGTATTCCATGCCAAGCCCGTATAGCGGAAGCCCTCACCGTGCGGAACATCTAGCCCCGAAGCCTCAATGAGTGGCGTCAACGAAGTGCCCTTGTAACACGAAATCGTGTCCAGCAGATCGTTGTACTTGATCGTGTAAACGTCGCCGTTAGCCGTGGTGTTATCTACCGCTGCGCCCTGGTAATCCCAGTCCAGCGGGCCATCACCAGTGATGACATGAACCTTGTTGTTACTAATGCCCGTCTCGAACTGAATGCCGAGATAGGTTTGCATCTGATAATCGGCGCAAACGATCACGTTGAACTTGCCCGCGCCGACGTTAAGAACCCGGACCACGATGGTTACCGAATCCATGTTCATTGACCAAAGCCAACGCGCAGCCGCAGACGAGAACAGCGAGTAATTCGGACCCATAGACGGGACTTCCGAAATCAACGCGTGCGTGTGAATACCAAGCGAGCCCCAGCCGTTACCCATCGGCTTCCACATAGGCCCGATGTACTCACCAATAAAGTTCGCCTTGTACTGCACAGCCGAGTCCTCAGGACTAACCACCGTGCTAAGCGGATACCTAGGTTCCTTACGGATCGCCGTCCCGTAATACAAGCACTGAGGCTGCATAGACGGATAGGTCACGAACAGTTGAAAGTTCGCCCCATGCGGAATGTCCTTAACATCGTCCGGCGCTTGCAGGTAGTGAATTTCCTTAGCGCTGACCGTGCCCTCAAACTCGCCCAGCGTCCCGCCCGCCGCATCAGTAAATACCAGATGCGACGTAGTTCCCGCCGGATACTCACCCCGGAGCTTCCACCCCGGAATCTCAAATGCGCTGCCCACCGTTAGGGTCAGCGTCTCCATAATCGGTCCGACGCTAAGCATTACGGAAACTCACACTTCGGAGTCACGTCGATACCACCCGGACCGTTAAGCGTCACGCCGGGAGACAGCGGGTTCCCAAACCGGAACGTTCCACCGCTAGCCGCAGACCACACGCCGTAATGTGTGTAACCAGCGGCGATCAGGTTGGTAAATGACACCTTAGAGCCCAGCGAAACGCCAACCGTAGACGTAGGCCACGTCGTTTGCTTTCGCGCATAAGAGCCACCACTGGCCTCGTTAGCGCCGGTTGTACCTGGATCACCCGTATGCAGGCTGATCCAGGTATAACCAGTGACCGTGGCATTAACGGCGTCGTTCTTCGCGCCTGTAGTAAAAGCCATATTCAGTTTTCCCTATTCGATTATTGATAAGCCCGATACCACGCTTGACCGTTAGCGCCAGTACCACCGTTCTGCCCGATACCAAAAAAGACGCCACCGCCCGACGCGCCACCACCCGGAGGGTTACCGTTCGGTCCGACGCCAGAAGCGTTGACCGATGCCTGCGCACCACCGACGTAGGTGATGCCGTTTAACGTCACGTCACGGCCAGAAGTAGCGTTGCCGTTACGAGCTGGCCCACCATTCATGCCGCCAGCACCCCAGCTACCGCCTCCGGCCCCGCCCGGCGCGGTCTGAGTACCTACCGTGTCGCCGCCAGCCGAACCATTGCCAGGAGACGGGCCACCAGCCCCACGCACACCACCAGTGCCCACGGAGCCGTTAATGACTGTCTGCGCCCACGGGATATCCACACCCCGCTCTAGAGTCCGCCAGCGCCATTCGCCGCCCTGCCCGCCAGCGCCACCAATCACCACGCCGCCACCGGACCCGCCGCCGCCAGCGCTCAACAGAACCTCGTCGACATACCGGCTCCACCACGGAATCGGGTAAGCGAACGCGCCGACAGCCGAGTACGTCGTAGACGTAGGCCCGTTAGCCGGGAACTCTGCCGTTCCAGACGCGAGCACATTCAGCGTGGCAACTGCATCAGCAATCGCCAGCGCCGTACCGCTTGGATTCACCACCAGCGCCGCGTAGGCGTCGACAACAGCGACCGCTTGGGCCGCTGCCGTCGACAACGCGAACGAAATATCCGCCGCCAACGACGGCACCGCACCGGCACTAGCCGTAAGGCCCACCAAGCCCGGCACGCCATCAACGACAGCGACCGTGGAAGCCGAAGCAACCAAGTTGATAAGCGCGCTAGCCTCAACAAAATGGAACTGCTCGGTGTCGCCACTGCTCGTGATTCCAAGCGTGGCGATAGCCTGCGCAACGGCAGTAGCTTCCGCCGTGCCGATAATCGTAATGATCGCGGCAGCTAACGCGCTGTACTGAATCCACCAACCGGCAACCGGAGCCGCCGGAGTGTTAACAGGATCAGTAAGCCACCCTTTAACGGGAGCGACGATAAGGGTTGGCGGGGATACTCCCCATGACATACAACCCCCTCTTTTATGTCCAGTCCTTCAACGTCCAGTTGTCAACCCGACCCGCGTTAAAGAACGTGCTACGCGAAATACGGAGACCCCCGAACCGGTAGTTCGGTCCATGCGCAACAACTGACCCGCTATCCGTCCACGTAAGACCGCTGGCCTGACCGTTCTTAAGCACCGTGTACGCCGCAGTCGCAGGATCGAAATACATCTGCCACAGCACGTCATTACCGGCAGTGCTAACAGACGCACGCTCAGTCAACGAGTTCCACGGACCGGTGTAAATTTTCGCGCTATTCAGATTGACGCCTAGGTACACAACCTGACTAAGGTCACGATTAGCGTGCATGAGCAGACCTTCGCGTGCGCCACTAGCCGCAATACCAGTCTCATAGAGATTGGCTTCAACCCATTGCTTATCCCCCGCCGTAGGCCGGATATAAAGCGCATTCTGGTTTCCATCCGTAAGGCCCGAAAACGCCGCGCGACCACCAGAGACACCAACTTGGTTAGTCCCGGTATCCGACTTAAGGAACCACAAACCACCCATCGCAGAGCGGTTAAAGTCATCCGAAAACGACTGGTCAGTAGTAGCGAGATTCTTAGCGGCCATCATCGCCCACGGCATAATGACCGACAATCCCTGCGCGGCCAGAACCTCCGAAGGCGTATAAGTGGTCTTGTTTGAGTCGGCAGCGGTTTCCGTGCGAATGCTAAGTTCGCGCCCGCCAACCAGTTCCTTCATCACCGAGATGCCGACACGGTTACCGACAGTCGACGCGTTCCGCATGCGAACCACATACCGCTCACCCGCATTAACAATTACGCCAGCAGGCAAAGCCGCTTCTACATAGTCACTGGTAGTGGTCAACTGCCCCGATACATCAACGGAACCAACCACCGTTAGAGCCCCAGTCGGATCTTCACGGAAAACCTCAAGGTAAACATTGTTGATTGCCGAGCTGGTCTCCTTGTACATCTTCATGGCAAGCGTGTCCACGATGGTCGTGTCCGAAATGCCGATGTACCCACCAACCGCGTAGCCCGCAGGCAAAATCGAAAGTTGCAGCGCAGCAAGACCGTCAGTGTTCAGCATGTGCGTATGTGCGGTGCCCGTCGACTGTGCGCCGGTAACACCACCTAGCGCGAAACCCCAGTCGCAAAACATCTCAGGGAACGTGACGAAAGCAGTGCTATAACGACACTCCCACTGCTGCTTCTTAATGCCACTTGCCAAGGTGGCAATCTGAAAGTTCTGCTGGTTGACCTGGTTAGCCGCCGTGGTGTCCTGAAAGTTCAACAGACTGTTAAACCAGTCGATCACGTTAGAGATTGCCGAGTTAATCGGAGTCACCACCGTGCCGACCAGAACGTCACCGATCTGGTTGATAGCAGTGTTTAGGTTCCCTAGCGCGCCCGTAAGGCCCGTAATCATCGACTGCGCCAGCGGGCCAATCACCGAAGCCGGATTGGTCAGCAGGTTGGACAGAAGGTTCGTCAGGTGCGCTGCCGTGTCCTCAGTGGACCCAAGCCAATCTCCGAACTCGTCGGCCAGGTCCAGAATCTTGTCCACAATCGTCCCGATGGGATCGAGACCGAGCGCCGCCAGAACGTTGTCTACTAGCGATTCCAACCACGTAAGCAGGTCATTAAGCGCCTGCGTCAGACCATCCACGAGCCCCTGCGGAAGCAGGCCAGCCTTCTTAACCGAACAGTCGTCAAACCAAACCGTTCCGGCGGTCGCGTTGTCCCGCACAGATAGCCGCAGCCTGAACTGCGTCACACCCGCTGGCACCACGTACTGACCCGTGATCTGCGCCCAATCGCCTGTGCCCGTTGTCCCGTCCGGAACGCCCCCGAAGTCCGGGTAAGCCACAACCTCGCCGTCAGCCGAATATGCAGTGCCAGACAACCGGATAGCACCACTACCCGCGCCCGCGACTAGTCCCGCGTACTTAAACCACGCCGACACATTGAGCTTCTGGCCCTCAACAACCGGGATAGCGTCAGGCCCAGACAGCAAGTCCTTAATCGTGCCGTCAGCGACCACCTTCACCGACCCCAGCGGAGCCGTCCGGCCCACCGTGCCGTCCCAATCCCAATACGGGTTATCGACCACCGAAACGTCCGTGTCGAACCCGGCGTTAACAAGCAGCTCAGGGTTGATATTCGCAATGTGCGAGACTGACAACAGCGGCAGGTGGTTCGTGCCAATCAGGCCAAACAGCATCCCGGCATTCAGCGGAGACAGCTCCGTAAGGAACGTAGCCAGCTTGGCGATAGCATCCGCCAGGCTTGACCCAACCTCACCCGCGATAGCGTCGATAAGGTTAGCCACGGACTCAAACGCGTCTGCTAGATCGCCCCAGCGTTCAGTTAGGAACGCCTGCAAGTCGGTAAGCCCGCCCGGCGTACCGGTGATCGCATGGACAATGAGGGTGACGAACTCGCTTAGGTTCTGAAATCCGCCAAGGATCATGTTGAAGAACGTGTTAGAGGCATCGCCCCAACCCGAGTCGGCCTGAACCAGGTTCTCGAAGTACGCCCGTACCTCAGTCTCGGTACGGCCAGCGAGCGACGAAAGGTCAGCCTGATTAACCCAATGGGCGAGCCAGGCTCCGGGGTCCAATCCCCCGGAGCCATTCGGCATCGTCATCTAGCTCTTACCCCCCTCCATCTGCGCACGCGCAGCCTTAAGGCGGGCAAGGTTGTCTAGTAGCTTGTCGGCCTGAGCCTGTAGCGCCTCCTGGTGAGTGGCCGGAGTAACCGCCCCCACCTGAGCGGCAACCTCCGGGAACTGATCAGCGACCATCGCCGCCACATCAGGCGCGATATCCTCCGGCTTAATGTCCGTCGTCGTCGCAACAACAAAGTTGCGCTCAATGCCCGTAGCGCCCTGAACCCACAGCTCTTGCTTATCCGGGTGAAAGCGAGCACCCATCTTGTAGAGCATCTCGCTAAGCGCCGGATAGCACTGCGGCGGAATTAGCGGCTGATTCGGATACTGAACCTTCTCATTGCTCCTAGGATCAGGAACACCCGCCGCGAACATCCACGCGAACATTTCCTTTGGATCGTCCAAATTGGACTCTGCTTGCGTTTTAGCCATTTCGGCTAAACCCCCTAAACTTCTTAACTCTGAACAATGTGGACACCCACGTTGTTCAGCGCCTCGCTCATCTTCTTTGCCAAGCGCGCGACCCGTTCACCAATAGACATGGCACGTTCCGACTTACCGGCCTTAAGCACCCAAGAAAGAGGCATCGGCTGACCCGCCGTGTTATCCCAGGCAGCGGTCATTTCCTCTAGCTGGTTAACCCAAACGATGTTCTCGACGCCCTTAGAATTGACCGTCGAACCCATACGCTGACCAATGTCGATATGCAGACCCGGAATAATCCAAGAGTCATGCAGCGCCATTAGGTGAACCGTCTCGCTGCGTCCCACCAGGAACCCGCCACGCAAAGCGGCCAAAGCAGCTAGCGACCAGCTATTGCTTTCCGCGCCCTGCTGGTACAGCTCCCAGTAATGAACCCAACCAAGCTCCGTCGCCCGGCCCGTGTTCTTCCACTGCAACCACGCCGCGATAGTGCCGACCAAGAACGGCATAATGATGTCTGCGGCAATCGTGCCCGCAGAGCTAAAGCCACCTAGCAGGAAATACCCCAGCAGGTTTCCGGTCGTCTCAATGATGAGCTTCGCAATGGCATCGGCAGCCGGGTTATCGCCACCCACAATGACGCTGACGTTCTTAGCCGGTCCCCACGACAGATCAGACGACTCAATAGGCGTCCATTCGTTGTCGCGGACCACGAGCCACGGCATCTTCGCCATAGTCGCCAGCCACCCGGACTGGTAATACTCGTCAGGCTGCAACGTCTGGTCGTCGCTAACGACGCTTAGCGTGTCCTCGACGAACCCGCCGCCGTAAAGCAGCACCGACCGCGCGAAACCGTCAACAATCGTGCCCGAGAAGAACGTGCCCTCAAGAGCCGTAGCGTTGCTGTTATCGACAATCTCAAAGACAAGCGCGCCATTCTTAATGCCATGAGCGCCAGGGAATCCCTCTGCGGTCTCACCGTCATCAGTCAGCACACGCCGGTAAGTGATCGTCAACTGCGCATCATCCAACGCGTCAGCGATAATCGAGTCCACCGGATTCATCCGCGAGGACAGGAACGTCCAAACAGAAGAATCGTCCAGCAGGAACGAATCAGACTTAACGAAACACTGCCAATCCGACCAATCCAGAATGTCGTCCCAAGACTCCAAGTTGAATGGGTCATCCGGCAGAGTCCACAAGTTACCCTGAACTCGAAATAGGTTGATAAAAATTAGGGTAGAAATGGCCCATTTTGCAGGTCCAGCAATTCCGAAAATGCGTGGAAATTGTAGGACCGGAATTGGCAATGCCGGATTCGGCGGGCACAAAAGATACTGCAACATAGTGAGGTCATCGTTAAAAGTGACCTCTAGGTACTTAACGTGCTCCTTTGACTTAATCGTCCACTTATCGAGAAGTCCACTCCACCGCTTCTTACCGCCGTAGAAGTCGACCGTGATAACGACGTTCTTTTTAAGCTCAGGGTTGTTAGGTAGCTGCTTAAGCCAGACCGCTAGATAGTTGTCATCCCGCAGTTCCAACACGCCCTGAGACGGAGTGTTGTTCTTAAACGGGAATGAGCCGCGAATCGTATCGTCGTAATCAACACGTCCGACGTACACCAGCCCTTCCGAGCCGTCCGGGTTGTTCATCCAAAGTCGGATTAGCGGCTTAGCGCGCCTTAGCGCCTGGTGCCCCGCCCGAACCTCGTCAGCCTGCGCCTCAATCGTCTTGAATGCCGCCCACTCATCGCCATCCGAAGCCGCGAGAATGTCGGTCCAGTTGTTAGCCATTGAGACGCACCCCTGGCCGAGACCACGGACGCGAATACCAGCGCGGACGCGTCAACTTGCAAGCCCCGCCCTCCGGCGCTTTCTTAAGCTGCACAGGGATTTCCGCGCCCTTACCCGGCATCAGCGGATAGAGCAGGTCATTGCCCTTCCACCGGTTCTGCGTCGGCATCCCGTTGACCGCGATAAGCGTCTGAACGCGCGGGTCTGAATCGACCGAGACGTGTTCACCAGAGACCAGCTCCGGGAGCGCAACAGTCCGGCCCAAGTCCTCACGCCCGCGCGAGTACATGTCGTTCGCCCACGAGAAGTCCGGCAGAATCCACAGACCCGGCGCGGTGAGCGTCCACTTAAGCCACACCGGAACATCGCCGTCATTCCGCACTGGAAAGCGCGTCATGTCCTCGGTGCTAAGCGTCGTCCAAATAAGTTCTTCCGGCTCGTCCTGCCAATACGGGAACGTCGCCGTAACCGTCATCACGATTGGGTTATCCGCAGTGATATGCGGGTCTTTCTCGTAATACGGCTTGGGTTCCTCCATGAGGCGCACCTTTAGAAAGCGGGTGCCGTCACTCGTGGTAACCCTTAGCTCTGACTCCTCGTCGTAATCCCAGGCCCAACGCCAAAGGGAATCGACGGTGCTCCATGTGTCCGGGTCTTCGTCATACGCCTGAACTGAGAACACAATCTCGCGGCGCTGAACGCGCTTACCCGCGTATTCCTCGCCAAACGGCCCCGGAACGTAAAGCGTCTTAACCGGTGCGTCGTAGAACTGCTGCAAATTGGGATTCAGGGTTACGCCCTGCTGACCCATGCCCGGTCCGGACAACACCCAGTGTGAACCGTCCCGACCAATCAATTCGATCTTGAGAAAATCGGTCACTATTCAGTTGTCTTTCCAACGGGATAAGGCCCGCCGGTAGGTGGATTAACACCACCCCCGCACGGGCCTTACCTCGTTATCCGTATTTAGCTATCGCTGCGGCAGGATTGGTGCCTGCTGCTGCGCTTCCCTACGCTGCTGTCCCTTGTAGAACTCGTCGTAGTTAGCCGTGTGGATATCGCCGTAGTTGTTAACCACAGCCGGTCCACCACCGCTTGACTGCGGAGGCCCCTGAGGCAACACCGGAGCGCCGTAAGCGCTCTGCGTCGTCCCCGTTGAACCCGGAGCTGAACCCACAAGCAAGCTGGACAGAATGTTCAACGCACCCGTTGCCACCTGCCCCGCGATCTGCGCGCCAGCCTGAATGCCTGCACCCGCAGCACCGCCAGCCGGGCCAGCCGCCGCGCCAGCACCCATCGTCCCCGCCGTCATCGCCGCCGAAGCCGCCATAGACGCCAGAGAGCCAACCGTGCTAAACGCGCCCTGAATGCCCTTAGACAAAGCAGGGTTGTTGTGGTCGGTATTCGTCGGAGCCGCACCAAGGATCGACCGTGGGTCTTTACCCTGCTGCGCACCATCCGGAGCGTCAGCGCCAGGAATGGCCCCACTAGAGCCCATGTTCACGCCGTTCAGCGCGCCAGCTACGCCATCAAGCGCATTGGCTGCCGTGTCCGTGACCTGCTGCGCGGCCTGCGCGTCCTGTCCGTTCGGATCAGGCAGCGGCCCGGCCTGCTGCGGCGTCTGAGGAACCGGCACCGGCAGCCCCGGAATCGGAGGCGTACCGTCCGCGAACCCCGGCAACATGCCCGGATCAATCGTCCCGGCGTTCAACGCATCGAACAGCGAGCGCCCGTACTTAGCGACACTCGACGCCCGCGTGATGAACTCACCGTTACTGACCCGAGCCAGCATCGAATCCGACCGGCCCGTACCGGCCCCGCTCAGGAACCCGCCATTGGCGTACCCCGGAGCTGGGAAGTAGGCCCAGTTCGTGAACTGTGGATCGTTGTAACCCGACGCGCCGCCGCCGACCGCAATCGGCTTACCAAACGTGCTTGACTCAAAGTTACGGCCATCTGGCAGCGTTCCTGCCGTATGTGAAGCATTCCAACCCACCCGCAACGTGCCCGGAGGCGCTTGTGACGGATCAGAAATGATCACACCGCCCTTGGCTGGAAGCGACGACGCGAAGCCGCCAGTTCCGCCGGTACGGCCAGAGAACTCCTTACCCTCGTAAGCATCGACGACGTACATCACCAGGCCGGAACAGTCAGTCCCGTCTAGCGTCGAACCGCCCCACGTGTACGGCTTGCCGCGCATAAGCTCAGCCATGTTCGACGCCCGCTGCGAAGCCGGATCAAACTGCGTGTCATAGATCGACGTACCGACATAGGGGTTCTGCCCATCAGCCAGCGGATTCTTGTATCCATCCAAAATCGACTGCACACCCGGATTAGCCTCATTAGGCTTATCACCCTTAAGGCCAGTAAAGATGCGCTTACCGATATTGAAATACGTCGGATCAAGCCCGAAGAACCCGAGCACCGCACTAAGCAGAATCTCCCCGATCTGCTCCAAGATGGTCACCGGCTGAATTTCCTTAGGCAAACCGCTTAGGCCCAAAGGATCAGTAGCGCTAGGCGTCAACCCCGGAATACCACCGTTAGATGGCAGCGCCGAAGCAACCCCAGGGCTGACCGGAGTCCCACCCGGACCCGTCAGATGCGGAGTGCCATTACCTGGACCAGGAGACCCACCCAAACCGTGATTTGGCTGCTTGTAGCCAGGGCTACGAGGATCGGTCGGCGGCACATTAGGCCCGCTCGCCTCACCCTTGTCTCCATCAACACCAGGCCTAAGCGGCTGCTGAACCGCTGACGCTGGCGCAGCACCGTACTTGCCTGACGCCGGATCGTAGAGACCCGGATTAGCAAGGTCCGGCATCGGAATAACCGGCTTAGGCAGCATGTCCAGAGGCGTCGGGGAATCGAAACGATTGGCCGGAGCTGAACTCTGGGCAGGGAAACGCGGAAAACCACGTGCAAGGTCAACAGGGTTAAGGCTCTGCGAAGGCGCAGGAGGCGGCACACTCGAACCACCCGGCGGCAGAATCAAGTCCACCAAACCGCCACCATCGAACCTCGGTAGCTGACCTTCGTTCAGCAACGAGAAGAAGTCACGACCGTACTTAGCCACCGAATCAGCCCGAATGATGAACTCACCGTTCGACACCCGCGCCAACATCGAATCGCTACGACCCGTGCCCGGCCCGCTGAGCAGACCGCCACCCGCATACGCACCCGGCGTCACATACTGAGACGCGCGGTCCTTGCGCATGTGGATAATCACGCCGTCAGGCAATTCCTCGAAATGCCCACCGTTGGACTCAACGTCCTTAACGAACTGCGGAGGCAAGTTCTGTAGCGTCGTGTCCACCCGAACCGCCGCGTCGTGCGACCCATTCTCAAAGGACGCCTGAGGCGACCCGAACGGACCGAACATCTGCTGACCAGCCGGAGTAAGCGTGGCCTTCCCGTAAAGCGCCTCATTCGTCGACCGGATATCCGAACCGACCTGCAACGCGTTACCCGTGTCGTTTAGGACGAACCCACTAACATTCGCGGCATCACGCGCCACCGGAGACAGACCCTTACCGGAAGGATCGGTACCCGGAATGAAGCCCCACGGCTTGTTATAGCCGTACAACAGATCAGACTCATTGAAGTGAATTAGGTTCGACTTCTTAGCGTCCTCAAACAGCTTCTTAGACTCAGGGTTAACACCGGTAGCGATATCCGCCAGAACATCATTGGTGATCTTCTTATCCGGCGCGGCATTCTGGTTGTACAGGTTCAACGCGTTCAAGGCGTCCTTGCCTAGAACCGTCTCCAAGCCCTGCTTATTCAGGTCGTCCAACACCGTCTGACGAGCCTTGCCGGTCACCGCGTTACGCGCGGCCTGGTTCGTCGGAGTCAAAGCCCCCATGAACGTAGGCAGGTCCACACCAAACGAGTTGGCGGCAGCAACCAAGTCCTTAGGCTTGCCGTCCGTCTGGTGAATGTCCTGCCACTGCCGAGCAGCGTCAAGCTTGTTCTGCAAGCCCTGCGTCGTCAGTGAGCCCGTGAGCCCGTCCATCTCGCCCTTAAGGCGGCTGATCATGGACGCGTGATACGACACGGCCTCAGCCGCTTCATTCTGCGCCGTGACCCACTCGTTCAACAGGAACCCGGCCACCAGCGATAGGCCAGTCATCACGACACCGCCGGAACCGACCATGCTTGCTAGGACACCTAGCTTGCCCGTTAGGCCCTCGCCCTTACCGACAGCCCGCCCGGCCTTCTTAGCCGCACCGACCATGCCCGACTCAGAGCTCAACAGAAGGTTGATCGTCCCGATAATCGGGCTAATCGTTCGCCACGTCATGTACGCGGAGAAGATCGCCATAACCAGACCGGGGTGTTCCTTAAGTAGGCTGGCCGCAGTCGTGAGGAACGGCATAACCATGTTCGCCCACTGCTGACCCGCCGTCGCCACGTTCTTAATCAGCCCCGGAAGCTGTGAAAGCAGAGGCTTCCAGTTATTAAGCTCCGTACGCGCATCCAAAAAGAACTGCTTAAGCTTCTGCTGACCCTCGGCACCCTTGAGGAAATCTGCGAGACGCTTAGTACCCGTCTCCAACAGTTCCAGCAGACCCTTACCGCCCGTACCAGTGAAAGCCTCGGAAATCGTGTTCATAATCGACCCGACGTTGATCAGCGAGTTACCAAGCTGCGTCAGCGAGTCGAGTCCATTGTTGATCCACTTGTCCAGTGAGCCGTCCGCGTCCGCGCGCTCAATGAACCCGTCGAACCGGTTAAGCACATCGCCGAAAGCGTTAGATAGTCGCGGCAGATAGTCCGACCCGGCAGCGCTAAGCTGAATGAACGAATCCAGTAGCGGCTTGAGCGCAGTAGAGAACCGGTTCTGAGCCTCTTCTGTGTTACCGAAGATGCGCCCAAGGAATCCCTTGTTCTCGTCAGTCGCTAGCTGACTCATCGCCGTCTTGAGGTTGCCGTTAATGGCCCCTGCAATGCCCGTCAAGCCACGTTCGAGGATCGGCAAGTCCTGCCCTGCCAAAGTCTGCACAGAAGCGCCTAGACCGTCGAATAGACGGTCCTGCACCGTCGACCGCAGTCCGTCCCAAACACCCTTGAGGGAACTCACCCGATCAACAAAGTCGCGCGCATTCGGCGACAGCTTCGCCATAGCGTCGTTCAGAGCCCGAATCGGACCCGTCTGCATCGCCAAGTCCTCAAGCGCCTTAGTTAGCCGCTCCTGCGCAGCAACAACCGCGTCACTGCCGTTGACACCCTTGGCGTTCGCCTCGGCTACGTCCTGGCCGAGCCGGACGTTCCGTCGTCGAGTCTCTGCAAGCTGCGATTCAGCCTTAGCCAGCCCTAGCGCGTCACGCTGCTGCTGGAAAGCCGTCTTGCCCCACTTCTGCGAAGCCTCATACTGAGCCTCTTGCAGATTGAGCATGGCTTCCGCTTCGTCCAGCGGCGCGTCCCGGAGCTGGGCGTTCAAATCTTCAATGTTCCGCTTGGTGTCACGGATCGCGTTATTCAGATCGCGCGTTGAATCCCGGATAGCCCGGTTTGCGTCACGCTGCTGCTTACCAGCCTCTGCAACGTTCTTTGACGCGTCTGACTGGGCCTTAAACGCATCCGTAAGGCCGCGAGAACCCACCACCGCCGCGCCCACAGACGACGCGACGCCCGACATGATGCCGGGCAGCAATAGCGACGACTGCGACAACTGCACAATCGACGTGTTAAGTGAAGCCAACATAGGCCCGAGCTGCGTTAGCGCGCTAAGCCCAACGACCTTAAGGTTCAGCGTCAGGCCCCGACGAAAGTCACCCTTCAAGTCCTCGTACTTATGCCGAACCTCGGTGACGTTCTTAACGAGTTCCTTGATTCCGTTGTTGTCCGTCTCGACCCGGATATTGATTGGGTCGCGCTCAAGCATTTCCTTGGTGGCCTGAACCTCGGCAACCATCGCCGCCGTATCGGCCTTGATCTTTACGTCGACCGATTCACGGACAGTCTGTAGTTGTTCCTTTAGCTTCTGATGAAAGCTATTGGCACCCTTCCCAAGCGTCGGCACGATAAGCACCGACGCCTGGGCGGCAACAAATTCAGCCACAGTGCCCCCTTATTAAGTTGTTATTCAGTTATAGGTAATTCCACTTGGCAGCCTCAGCGCCACGCGCCAAAGCTTCCTCAATCCCCGAGTTGACCTTTCGTTCCTTACGCTTCTTACGCTCTGCCTCAGCGGGGACAACCGGCCTCGGAAAAGGCTTGAAGTCATCCGGATTGCGGATACGACTAGCCTGAACCTGGTCCGCAATGAAATACATCGCGTCCATTTCCTTAGTCCACTGCCACAGACCGGGCTTTTGTGGCTTCCAGTCAGCGTCAGAGGCTTTCGCCTGAGCGTCTATAACCTCAGGATCGTTAAGGAACAAGGCTTGCGTATACGACCCCCGCCAGCTCAGTAGCGCCTCATAGAAGATGACGAACTGGTCCCACGTGCGATGGGTCGCATACCGCGCGGCGAAGTCCCCATGCCGCTCCCGGCACTGCCCGCAACGACACGGAGCCGAGAAGTAATCAAGCACGTTCACACCCAAAATGTGCTGAAAGTCCCAGGTAAGAGCCTTCCAATAGCGCTTGATCACATCCGCGACATACGCAATCTGTTGCTGAGACTTACTTCCGAAAAAAGTGCTCGTTGTACTTGTCCATGAATGCGTTCCACACCTGGACAGGCTGAGGATCGAACAGCTCCATAGCCTTCTCGTAGTCGTCGCCGAAGATAAGCTTCTGAGCCTCTTCCTCCGACCGCGCATTCATAAGCGCGTTAGCGGTCTTCTTAGTCGGGTTCTGGACCACCAGACCCGGCGCAACCACAAGAGGCTCAGGCACGCGCACCGAATCAATCAGATCCTTAAACAGCGAACCAACCAGCTCGTTAAGTTCAGCTTCACCCATAAGTTCATTTCCCCCTTAGGAATTAATTTGTGACACGAAAGGGAGAGGGGAGCGAGACTAATCCCGCTCCCCTCATTCCCCCTAAAGCCGCTTAAGCGGTGACAGTGACCGTGGCCGTAGCCGTCAAAGCACCCTTGGTAGCGGTGATCGTCGCGGAACCCGCCGCAACACCGGTCACCAGACCCGACGCCGAAACCGACGCCTTATCCGGCGCGCTCGACGTGAACACCACGTCAGGCGTGTAGTTGATACCGTTATCGCCCTCAACTAGGAGCTGCGCCGTGTGCGAAGCACCCGAAGCAACAGTGACCGAAGGCGCACCCGGCGTAATCGACAGAGCGGTTAGCGCCTCGCCGAAGCCAGCCGTAGCCACAATGTCGCGCCATCCCGGACCAGCGAAGCCCTGCGCCACCGAGTAACCAACCGTGTCGTCACGGAAAGCCTTAAGAGTAGGCTTGTACTCAATAACGTTGTCGTCGTTGAGCGTCTGGTTATCCAGCTTGTCCAGCTTCACCTTTGGCATCAGCCAGTACAGCCAGATAGGACGGTCGTTACGGTCGTCCATACCGACCAGAATTGCCCGGTAGTAGATGTTCTTCGGCACCTTAGGCGCTTCCAGAACGATTCCACCGAACTCCGAAGGCTGAACGTTCGAGAAGTCCTGCGTCCAGATCAGCTCAAGCACGTTGCGCTGGTTCTGGTACATCGCAAAGTCGAACGTGGTGGTCCGCTTGTTGATAATCGTGCGGATCGGCTCAGGCTCCCCGTACGCCTCAATATCCTTCGAGTCGAACTCGTTACCGAGCGTAAGACCCGCCTGCTTCTCGAAATGACCAACCGACTTATAGCCAGGTGGAATCGACAGCGACCCGTCAGTAGGTGACTCAAGCGTCAGAGCCGGAGTCGTGCTGTACGGAGCCAGAAGCACGGTAAGGTTCAGAGGCGCAATAGCTAGATCAGCCTGCGCGTCCTTAATCGTGTAAAAATCCGTCATATTCAGTTGTTCCTTATTCAGTTATGCACTAAGAACCGCGAAGCGCCTGCCAAAGCTCATACAGCTTTTGCTTGTAGTTCTTAGCGGATTTCATTGATACGGAAACCTTGAAAGTGGCCGTAACCACTCGCGTATCAATACGCTGCCCAGGGGTCAGCAATTGCGGCCCGGCCACTTCCCCAGCGCAACGAATTTGCGCGGTGTAACCGTCCGCCATTTTGTACTTGTCACCCTGCATTGGCAGCAGCATTGCGCGTACAAAATCCATAAGCCGCCATGAATCGTCACGGCTACCCGTGACCACCATGACCTGTAGCTGGCACTCGTCCTTCCGGCCATCCCAGTCCACACGCCCGCCCGGCAGCCGGAAAAACCAGATCGTCGGCTTAACCTCAATCTCGTCAGCCAACCAATCGTCAGGTGCCCAGCAGCCAGACTCATAATCAGGTAGAAGGTCCGTGAAAATGTCAATGAACAGGTTCTCAACATTTACGAACGCCTCTTCGTACCAATCAGGGAGAACTACCGTCATATGAAGCCCCCTTAATTGAATAGCTCGCCCATTACGGCAGCCAAGTCCTTAGCAGCAGGGAAATCCCAACCCGAAGGCGGATTGCCACCGTCACCGAACTCATGGAGCACACCGTAATAGAACAGATCGCCCGGATTAGGGTTACGCGGACTGTCCCAAAAGGACACCGCGCCCTCGCCGCCGACCGTCACATGAGCAACCCAGCGGTCATGCTTCTTGCCGCCAATAATCGGCTTAGAATCAGCCGTTTGCATCAGCTTTCCGGACCGCTTAGCGACCTTAGCCCGATACCTAAGCACAACCTCTTGGCCGATAATGCCCATGAGCAATTCCATGTTGTCACTTAGAAGCAGCTCAGCTAAGCCTTTGTTTGGCTTAGGAACCTGAATGTCAGTGAGCCGGTGCCCGATCTTTTGACCCGCAGCGGGCATTACGCGTTCACCGCCTCCACCTGAAACACCATGTACCCGAAGTCGAACCCGTCGAAAGGGTGGCCCTGGTCCCACGAGGCGTGACCAACAACGGAATACTGCTCACCGTTGGCCCGCTCGATACGGTCCCTAGCCTTAAGGTCCGCGCCCCGCTTCACGTACAGCTCCGCAGTCAGGCTCGAACTCTCGCCCTTGAAATTGCGGTCGCGTCCAAACTTGTTAGTGCTCGTCCCCGGCCCCCAGGCGAAAACGCCCTTAATGGTGCCGTGGACCGTTTTATTCGGGTTACCTCGGTTATCGGTAGCGCCCCGGTAGACGGTTAAAGTCTCGTCGTTCACCAGGGCACCACGTCTCCGTATCCCTCATCCTCGCTACAGAACGGGAACAAACCGTCTCCGTAGCGGATATAGGCCGTCTTACCGGCCCAAGGCCGTCCTTCTTCGCCGCGAGAAGTGCTCACCGTCATCAGTCCCCCACTGCGCTTAAAACGCTTGAGGATCGCCAGCTCAGCCGGGTAAAAGAACCCGTCCGGTGGCTGGGAATACTGGACGTTGAACGGACCCATCTGCCGCGAGATAACGCGGTCAGGGTTCTTAAGCTCCCGGCGGGACGCCTGCAACACCACAGCCCGCACGTCGTCAGGAACGTTGGCCGGAGCGTCGGGCCACATCTGACCCGACAGCACCCGCGCCCAACTGGAAACGATGTCTAGAACAAGCTGGGCCTGCTCTAGAGCATCGTCCTCAAACGTCGTCGACATGAGGGTCTGTAGCTCGTCGATAGTCGCTAGACCCGCCATGTGGAGCCCCGCTTACGGAACGGTGACCGTCACCGTGGCCGTCTTAGCGGTCCCACCCTGAGGCGGCACGTAAGAGGCCGTGATGTCAGCCGTACCAGCCGCGACACCCGTCACAACGCCAGCGGCAGAAACCGTGGCCTTGGTCGTAGCGCTCGATGCGAACGTGCAGCGAGCCGTCACGTCCGTACCGTTGTCGTCGCGGACCTTGATCTTCCGCGTCCCGGTCGTCGTAGCCAGAGCGAAAGCCCCACCCACAATCGTGATAGACGAAGCCGTGAGCTGTAGCTCAACCGCGCGGACGAACGAACCGTCGACCTCGGTCACAACCTTGCGGCCCGTGAATACGTCAAGCAGGGTCCGGTCGCCAAGCTGGCTGTAGTCGTAGTCGGCCAGCCAACGCAGAGCGATGCCGTTAGCCGAGAACGAAGCACCAGCCTTAGCACCCTCAGGCACAACCGGGGTCCGGTAAGCCAGGATGAACGCCGTACGGTGCCACAGATAAGCCTTATCCGGCGCAATGGCGTTAGAACGGATCACGTTCATACCAGCCAGACGCCCAACATGAGCCTCACGCAGAGCCGAGTTCGCCTGATCACCGGACCAATCGGCATGCCGGAACTGCTTATCCTTAGCCAGCGAAGCGGCGACAGCAGAACCCACAACCAGAGTCCGCGAGTCGGTAGGCACGTTGGCCTCGCCCATACGCTGATCAGCCGTGATAAATGCAGGCACCGTATCGGCAGGGTCAATCAGAATGGTTTCCTCGTAAGGAGCACCCTCGATCAGCTCTGCAATGTAATCCTCAAGCTCGTAAGCCACGGCGGAAACCTGAGGCATAAGAACCTGCTGCGTGTAGTCCCGGATATCCAACGTGCGCTGTTCATCCGTGAACTTGAGCGCCTGGTAAATGTGCTTATCAAGCGTCACGCCGAATGAGTGCTCGATCAGCTCAGACGCGACCACCGTACGGTCGTCGTCACGCAGATCACGCCGGTTAGCCGTGGTGATAGCTGGCACACGAACCGTAATCGTGTCGTTCTTAGAACCACCGAAGTTGGTTAGCGGGTTGGTCCACACAAGACCCGGAAGCACGATTTCGCGCTGTAGCTGCTTAACGCCAATCTCGGCGACGAGTTCCGGCTTGACAAAAATATGAGCTGGAGTAGCCATATATAGTCTCTCCCTATTTAGTTATTATTCGATTGTTAGAAAGCGGGGAATGCGGGCCTAGCCCACACCACCGCCACGCGGAAGGTCTTTCAGAATGTCGTCGGCGCTCATTTCCAGCCCCGAATCCGACTCATCGCCCGTAGCCGTGAAAGTCATACGCTGCTTAGGAGCCTGCGAAGGCGGCTTCTTGCCGTCCTTGTCCTTATCTTCCTTAGCCTCGATGGTCTTCTCAGTCTTAGGCAGACCCTCTAGAAGGTCTTCAATGTCAGCGCGAATATCTTCCTCGGAATCGCCCTGAACTCGCTTAGCGAGCTTCTTAGGCAGACCCATTTCGTCCGCGATATCCCGGACTAGCTCATTACGTTCAGCCTTGGTCAGCTTGTCCTTTAGACCCGTAAGTTCCTGCTCTGCCTTCTCGGCACGCCGGATGGCCTTCTCAAGCTCGGTACCCCTCTCGGCGTCCAGCTTGTCGAACTGCTCAGCCTTGGCCTTGAAGTCGTCAAAGCCCTCGTACTTCTTGCGTTCACGCGCAACCCGGCGCGCAACGGCCTTATCGAAGTCCTCTTGCGAGGTAATAGCCTTAAAGGTCGTCTCCGTAACCTTCGGCTCACCACCCGTACCTTCGTTGTCGGTAGGGTCGTCGATATCGTTGGTATCAATTTCAGACATAGAAAATCCTTCTAAAACCAGTCAATAAAAACGCGTGACTGTCCCGCGTCCTAAGCGATGCTTAGTTTTCTAATTGAGTCGTCAATAAACTTGACGTTTGGCGAATCCGCCTCAAACCCGCGAGCAAGCAACCGCTCACGGTTTTTCTGAACGTCGGCAACAATCTTCCGGCGCTCGCTTAAATCCAGCACATCTGCGCTGTAAGGTGGGGGCGGCACATAGTTACGACGAAAGTTCTGCTCGGCAGTCCTAAACTTGCCGTCAACAGAAACGCCGTGACCGTGCTGTTTCCACTGTTCAAGGAAATACTTAGCGCGCTCATCCCATTTGTCTTTTTCACTGAAAACCGGTCGCATGGTGCATTTACAATGGTCATGCACCTTGGCCGGGCCGTCACCGATGAACGCGCGCCTCGTGCCCTTGTCTCTATTGCTGGACCACTTAACCTCTCGAATCTTGCTGTTCGAGACGGCAAAAGCGTCCTCTTTGTAGAACACCGCACCTTGTGACGCCAAAATGGCGCAGAAGTAGCACGGATTATTGTCGGTCTTACGCGCGTACCCGATGGGCTTACCCTGCTTCAAACGCTTAGGTGCCTCGCGGCGTACGAACTCCAAGACCTCTGCGCGACCGCCGTCAGTCGCCTTTGTGGCACCCACACCCTGTGAGGCCGCATTACCGGCTTCCATCGCTTCCGATTCAGGCACAGCGCGCGCAACTTGCCGCTTAACCTCAACCGGTCCGCGAACCCGCATCGCAGTTTGGATTTCCTGCGCCGGGAACGTTACTTCCGCCTTCTTAGGAGGCGTAGCGTCTGGCTCATTCGCAAACAAAGCCTGCTGCACGTACTCAAACGCCGCGTCGGCTGACTCATTCCAGCCTCGTTCAATCTGTAGCGTGGTGGCGTGCAGCCAGGCCGGGGTTGACCCGTCCAGATCGCCAAAGTTAATGATCGGCCACAGCAGACTTAAGCCCACCGTGGTTGAATCCGCGATCCGCTCTAGCTGCTCGACATGCTGAGTCGCATACCAAGCAGCCAGAGCCGGAACCGCGATTAGCGGGAGAGTGGCCTTGTCGTCCCTATCCTTCTGGTCGTCCTCAGCCACTATCACCCCTTATTCAGTTATGCCGCCCTACTCGCCGGGTCGTTGCCAGAGACACCGCCCTGCTTCTTAGGCGTCCGCTTAGACGCGGCCTTGCTCGTCGACGGAGCCTTGGCCGCAGCCGGGGTGGCCTTAGCCACCGCGACCGCCTGCCTCTGCTGCGCCGCTGCGTTCTGCTTCGCTAGGTCGGCCTGGGCCTTCGCCTGGGCGTCCTGCAAGTCCTTCTGCACGTCGCCCTGGGCCTCAATGACCTGCTTCTGCGAATCGACCTCAATCTCAGCCGCGAACTCGCCACCAGGACCGTTAGGCGTCCACCACAAGAGCATCTGAGTCATCTCGTCGTCGTCGTTGAAGTGCTGACGCATCGCCTCAACGTCCGTCTTCGTAATGCCCGGAATCAGACCCCACAGGAACTCCTTGGGCATCCCCAACATCGTCGCGGCCTTGCCGTACGCATCGACAGCCTGAGCCAACGAGCGAACCGACGTGTCCTGCCACGACACCGACGCCGTGAAGTCACGCGCGCCCTCTTTGTCACCCTCGACATGCGCGGCCAGCCGGAGCACCTGATTGTGAGCCGCCCCAAACGTCACCTGACGCTCATAGAGCTTCTGAATCGTGCCCTTAGTAGCCGCTGTAAGCGCGTCTGCCGAAAGATTGGCAAGCTGCCCATTAAGAATCCACACCGGCACCTGAGCGTTGTTGGCGAGGATTTCAACGTCCTGCGTGTGCGCCGCGATAAAGCCATCAAGACTCGTCTCCGGCAGCGTGTAGAACTTCGCCTCATGGTTGCCGTGCATCAGAATGTCGTCCTGCGCCAAGATCAGCTTCGCGCGGGCTTGTTCCTCCGGCGTAGCGTCCTCAGACAGGTCATCAATGCCAGTAGCGACCTTGACCTTCCACGAGTTGTAATGCTGCGCCAACAGCCGGTCGTAATCCGTCTTGTCGATCTTCGACGCGACAGGAACCAGATACTCGACCTCACCCATAGTGAAGCCGTCTAGGTCCATCATGTTCACGTACCGGACGAATGGGCACACACCCACGCCGTGGTAAACCTTCTTAATCACCTGCTCGTTCGGGAAGTTACCCGGAGACGGCATCTTAAGCTCGTAATAGTGTTCATCCGTGTACAGGCGCACCGTCTTACCGTTGTTAGCAAGCTCTAGCGCATACTTCGGATACTCGTCGTTGATCTGGTCTTCATAGAGAGCCAGCAGCCGACGCGGAGACACACCGCGAATCTCGGCCTGATTAGCGCCGTCCAGCGCCTCACCAGGCAACACCCGCGCATACGAATAGCCGTAGGTCAGCGCCGCGCGGTGAATGGCAATCTGCCGGGACTGCATGTTATTCGCATTCCACGTCTGCCAAGGCCCCTTGGTGTTTTCCTTAGAGCCTTCCGCCCGGTAGCCATCCACAAAGAGCGCCTGAGTGAAGTGAGTAACCACCAGCCCCAGCCAGGGAGTCTTAGCAAGCTTAAGAAGTGCCCGCTTCTCGCGGTTAGCGTTCTGAATCAGGTAATCAGGCTGCTCGCCCCGCGCCCACTGCGCAATCCTGTCCAGCTTCTCGCGCCTACGCACAAACTCCGGCCAGAACTCATTCTCAACGAGCTTCTTAACGTCGCCATCAGAGATAGCGTCGGGAAGTTCGATCATTTAAACCATCCTGTACCGCTTCTTCTTCGTCAAAGTTTCCTCAGCCGATTCCAAAGTCAAAATTCGGTTCGCGTAAGAGCACGCGACAATGCCAGTAATATCGACGCTCGTACCTTTACGAAGCCATCCCCAGCCGCCATGCTCGACCTTTCCGATTGGGTACTTGGTAGCCCCGGACAAACCCTTAACAAGGGTGTCGTCGTCAAGGTGGGTCAGCTTCTCGCTAACAATGTCGTCATGGAACTTCGCCGTGGCCGCTGCAACCTCTTGAGGCGTCAGCATGTGGACCTTGTAGCCAATCTGTTCAAGCTCGGCGTAAAACGCGCCAGCTTGCGCACCAGCCTGCAAAGCGACAGCCCTAGGAGGCATCCTCGAACTGATCAACTGCTGCATCTTCGGGATAATCCAGCTCGTGCCCTCATCGGCCCACAGGACTTCCACATGAGACCGGCCATCCGGACGCTTACCCGCTAGAGCAATAGAAGCCCAAGCGCGATCCGGTGCCACGTCGACACAAGCAACAGTCCACTCGACCTCCACTGAAGGCTGTTCACCATTCGGCAAGTCCTCGATTTTGCAGTCTTCCCACTTATCCATCGGGATAACGGAGTTAACGCGGGGGTCATCCCACATGCCCATGTGCTCGCGGGCGAACTCAACAAAGTCCATTCCCATGAACTCGGCCTCAAGGTTGCGCACCGTACAGAACGGAGCGCCCAACGACGCCTGAGCAATAGGCCACAGCTCGCGGTTAGTAGGGTCGGCACCCTCAGCTAGCGACCACTCTGCAAAGAGCAGGTTTGGGTCAGCCTTAGCGATACCAACGTCACGAATCTTCGTCAGCATCTCGGAGTCTTCGGTGCCCGCCGAACTGGTAAACCACGTCTGCGGATTGCGGTTAGCACGCTGCGTCGGACCCAACGAGCCCCACTCCGCATTAGACAGGGCGTAAGCCTCGTCGCAGACAACTAGGTCAATGTCACGGAAGCCACGACCGGAGTCAGGAGACCGTGCGATGTAACGAACGAATCGCTCGCCGTCGAGGTAACCCCGACCGGCCCGGAGACGGATTGACGTTTCCTCGCCACCGTTCTTAGGCCGCATACACAGCTCGGCCAGGTCCGGGTAGTTCTCAATCTTGTTACGGAGCGTCTGCCAAGACAGGGTTGCCGTCTTAGCCTGCTGCGCCGTGTGGAAAATCTTCTCGTTCAGCTCGAACAGGCCGAACAATTCCCGCGCCTCAAGCAGCTCGGTCTTGCCTTGCTGCCTCACCACGATCAGGCCCACCCGGCGGGCAGACCATAGGCCCATGTCCGTTTGACCGAGCGAGTGCCTGAACAAAGCCTCTTGCCAGGGCAGAAGGTTGTAACCGAACGTTTCGACGAAATCAACGCCGTCATCGGCCATCGACGTAAAGAACGTCGGGTAGTTACTTAGTCGAGGCTTTTGACTGCCGATAAGCTCCGGCCACTTTTCCTTAGGGTCGGCTACATCGGCGAAAACACGCGCCTCTAGTCGAGCCTGGTCAACCTCTTCGTCCGTTAGGACGGCGGTCATTGCCACTAAACATCACCGGAGTCCTCTCGCTCGGTCCAATAAGCAATCTCGTCGGGAAGCTCTTTACGCCATTCGCGCTTCTCGAAAGCCCGGCCTTCATGGCGGTTCTGCGCCGAATGGCAGCACCCGCACGAGTACCAGCCACCCGGCTTGAACATCATTCCGGGCAATCAATGCTCCAATCAGCGCCGCGCTTCCACACAGGCTCAAACGGAGCTGTAAACCACAGCCATAAACTCACGACTAGCGCGCGCATAAGCTCACCGGTCCTTTAGGTATTCCAAGACACCCGCCCACCGCTCAATCTGTTCAGCGATCCGGGCCTTTGTGTCAATCCACTTCTGCACATCGAGAGCGCAGAAATTTCCTTCGCCATACATCGCTATGCACTCGTCAATGGCGGTACGCCACTCAGCGTCACGATCCGGCAGAACAATCGGGCACATCTAGCTCGCCTTCCCGGCAGCCTTAGCGGCCCGCTCCGCACGCTTCTTTGCAAGCTCATCCCACTTGGACTCGCCCTGCTTCGGCTTCGGCAGCTCGCCAAGGCCCATCTTTGAAAGAATGTTGGCTAGAACCGTGTACTGCTGCCGATGCTCAGAGATGAGCGGGTTGATAACCTCGTCGCCCCGCTGGTTGTACGAAAGCAGCCGACCATCAATCTCTTTATCGAGCTGATCCAGCCTGTCCGCGATCCGGCAAGCATTGAGTAGAAGCACCCGTGAAGCAGCGTCAAGTTCCCTTTCGCCTGAAACGTTGATCCACAGGTCGATACCGGCCAGAGAAAGGCCAGGTGGAACCGGATTCTTCACCAACTCCCGTTTACGTGGCGGCATAGTCACCCCTTCCCACGATTTCGCATCGTGACCGTAAAATTTCCGTCGCAGACCCGCTGATCTGCGGTAATAAGTCCGGTAATACCCCTTAGTAAGGCTCTAATTTTCCGGAGAGAGAGGTGACGCT